AAAAACCTTTGCACAGTGAAGTTAAGCACGGCGGCATGGTATGGGTTACACTAGACCCTAACCCAACTCAAAGTGTAGACCAGTGGACAGCGGGTGCATTTGATTGCATAGCAGATGCAATAGATGCAGAAGAAATGGAAGTATTCCACTATCACAAAGCCGTAATAGATACAAACTACAAACTGTGGCACGATACCAACAGCGAGTTCTACCACGACTTTATGCATTACTTTAATCGTGTGTCAGGATTTAATGATGAGTATTTTGCTAGAAAAAACATACCATTTGATAACGGACATGTTAATGTCAGCAGCTTCACAGTCAACTACGAGGAGTACGATGGCTTTGAGGATAGAGGAGAGCTTAGTTTCCCTAATCTCCCACCCAACCAATGGTACATGGTGGACCTATTCCCCGGATTTAATTTTAATCTGCGGGGTAGTGCTTATAGAAGCGATAGCGTTACACCTCTTGGGCCAAACAAAGTTCTTATTGAATTTCGTGGATATGGTCTTAAAAAGGATACGCCTGAAGAGCGTAACACTCGTATCAAACATCATAACTCCATATGGGGACCGTTTGGTAGAAACTTACATGAAGACCTGATTGGTGTCGCAGGTCAAGGCACAACAATGCGAGAAGGTACAGAACCCCGTAACATCTTGCATGGAAGACATGAGAATAGCACAATCCATGATGAAGTAGGTATGCGCCACTATTATGCAGAGTGGTCTAAGTGGATGCAGGTAGATGCTAGTAATCCTGCACTGGCAGCGTAAACAATGACTATCAACCAACCAATGAGGAACAGAGATGATTGCAGAAACCCTTGCGGGTATCGCACTGGTGAAGAGTGCCGTAGATGGTATTAAGTCTACCATTAATACCGCCAACGATATAGGCGATATAGCAAAGTATGTAGATAATCTACTTGAGGGTGAAAAGCAAGTACAACAACAAAGGGCTAAGAAATCTGGAGCCAGTATTGGGGACCAGTTTGGAATAGAGTCAGTAGCCCAAGAAGTTATAGATGCACGTATAGCGCAAGAAAAAATACAAGAGATGCGCACGTTGATTGATATGAGATTTGGTCCGGGTACGTGGCAAAGTATAGTAGATTTAAGAGCAAAGCGTATTAAAGAGGCAAAAGAAGCGGCAGCTAAAGCTAGACGAGAGGCAAGACTACGTCAGCAAGAAATGATAGATAGTATGAAACTTGCTGCTGGCGTTGGCTTAATAGTAGCCCTTGGTGTGGGTTTTTTAATTTTTCTCTTGACAATTATGTAATATGATGGTATAACTTAAACATGACACTAGCAAAATCACAAAAGAGTTTAAAGTCTTGGACTAAACAAAAGTGGAGAACCAAGAGTGGTAAAAAGTCTTCAGAGACAGGTGAGCGTTACTTACCAACCGCTGCTATCAAGGCGTTATCGCCATCTGAATACGCCGCTACCACCCGTGCTAAAAGAGCAGGAACTCGTGCTGGTAAGCAATTCGTCAAGCAGCCTAAAAAAATACAAAAGAAAACGGCGCAGTTCAGACGGGGAGTAGGAAGCTAATGTGGACAGCACTTATAGGTCCGATTGCAAATATTGCAGGGAGTTGGATGGATGGCAAAGTTGAGCAAACAAAGGCGAAAGCAAATGCTAATGTCGCAAGAGCTAAAGCTGAAGCGGCTATCATGGAAAAGAAAGCCACTGGCGAAATTGATTGGGACATTGAAATGGCTCGTTCTTCGGCATCAAGTTGGAAGGATGAGTGGCTAGTCGTTTTATTTAGTATACCGTTAATACTGGCGTTCATCCCCGGTATGGAAGGTATAGTGCAGAATGGATTTGAACAACTCAACAAAATGCCTGAGTGGTATCAATACAGCCTTGGTGTTATTGTTGCTGCCAGCTTTGGTGTACGCAGTGCTACAAAATTCTTTGGTAAGAGGTAGTCCTAGTGCAGATGTGGAGTATGTCCAACCGAACCACAGAAGAACAGGCAAGGAGAAACCGTGACAGGCGTAATGGAAAGAGTGTTGGCGTGGAAGTTACTACCACGACTAATGATGCTAATGATGTCAGTGTCAGCATGGAGAGTAGTAGAATGGTTTATGACACTGGAAGATCCAACAAGTCAACAAGCGGCACTGGTGAGTGTAGTCACGGGGGCCATGACAGGTGCATTTGCGGTATGGATGAGCCACGAGGGTAATGCACATCAAACCCAAGCAAAACGACTGGACAGAGAAAGTCGTTCTAAATGACACACATAATCTGGGCGTTGGTGTTAAATGTTTGTTTTGCAGATGGTCAATGTTTTAATCAAACTATCCAGTGGTTTGAAAATGAACCCGAGTGTTTAGAGTATAAAGCCATACACGAATCAATACCAAGAGATGGTGATTGGAAAACTGTTGAATATAGCTGTGGAATAGTAGGGGCTATTGGTACATGAAATATGATAGACAAGATTTAATTGAAAAACTTATAGTTGCAGAGGGTCTGCGATTACAGGTATATAAAGACACATTAGGAATTGATACTATTGGTATCGGACGAAACCTAGAAGACCGTGGTATAAGCAAGGAAGAGCTTGACTGGATGGATATACCATCTATTGATCACGTATATGAATGGGGAATCACCGAAGCTGATGCGGTCTATCTAGCAACGAATGACGTACAGATTGTTGAGGAAGAACTGGTACGTGCGCACCCTTGCGTGGACAGATTAGACTCTGTACGTCAGCTTATATTAATAGATATGGCATTTAATATGGGAGTGCCTAGACTGTGTAAGTTTAAGAAGATGTGGGCTGCTGTAGAAGCTGAAGACTTTCCTACTGCAGCAAAGGAGATGCTTGACAGCAGATGGGCAAAGCAAGTAAAAGGCAGGGCTACTAAGTTAGCTAATGCTATGCACAATGGAGAGTTTTGATGGCTAGTGCAAAAACTTACCAATCAAAGTATCAAGGCGAGGGTGGTATTTTTAAAGTTAGTAAAACAGCATCTGGTCAACAATATATGGGGAAACCATCAGATAAAAAAAGATTTGGTGATAGTAGATATTTGGACGGGTTGTTCAAAAAATTTATTAAAAAGGGGAAATAAATTATGTTAGGAAGACGATCAAATGTTTCTAGACAAAGAGCAATGGCAAACACAAGACGAAGAGCAAGAGCAATTGCTGGTCGTCCGTCAATACCAAAGCCCAGAGTATCTGATACTGGTGGGGGTCTGAGGCCACCCAAAGTGCGTAGGCCAAGACTTCAAGTAGATCCAACACGACCTAAAGTGCGTAGGCCAAGAACTGGTGGTGGCATGAAACTACCCACACGTAGAACCCGTAGACCTACACGTAGAAGGTAATAATTAATGGCTAGAGAACTCACAGAAAAGCAACAAGCATTTCTAAACGTCCTGTTTGAAGAGGCAGGTGGCGATATGGTAGTAGCAAAAAAGATGGCGGGGTATGCTGACACTTCTAGCACTTCGGAAATTGTTAAAGGTATTAAGGAAGAGATCCTTGAGGCAACACAAATGTACATGGCACGTAACGCACCGAAAGCTGCGATGGCGATGACAGGTGCATTGTATGACCCGACTGAGTTGGGTATTCGTGATAAGATGTCTGCAGCAAAAGAACTGCTTGACCGTGTAGGTCTAGTAAAAACAGAGAAGATGCAGGTAGAAGCAAGTGGCGGCGTTATGCTTATGCCACCTAAAGCACCTGTTGAGGACGATGAGTAGAAGCATAGGCAAGTGGAAGCTACCACAGCCAACAGACATCAAAGAAGAAAACGAGTGGATAGCTATTCCACGTATTGCACGTACAGTGCCATTCGGATATAAACAGGATGATGAAGACCCCGACATTCTTCAACCTATACCAATAGAATTGGATTTGCTAGAGAAAGCTAGGTCACACGTAAATCAATACAGCTATCGTGAAGTAGCAAACTGGTTGAGTACGCAGACTGGCAGATACATCTCGCATGTAGGTTTGAGGAAACGGTTAACTAATGAGCGAAGACGTAAGAATCAAGCTGCAAGCCTCCGCAAGTGGGCAGAGTATGCGGAAAAGGCAATCGCCAAAGCGGAAGAAATCAGTAGCCAAAGAACAGGCTCCAGAGCCAGCAGCTAAAGTAAAAGAAGTTTCATATGAAACACAGAGCATAGAAGAACATGCTAATGTGTTGTTCAAGCCAAACCCCGGACCACAGACGGAGTTCTTGGCTGCAAGTGAACGAGAAGTTTTGTACGGTGGTTCTGCAGGTGGTGGCAAAAGTTATGCCATGCTTGCAGACCCTTTGCGATACATGGGGCATCCACAGTTTAGTGGGCTTCTGCTGCGACACACCACAGAGGAGTTGCGCGAACTTATATTTAAGTCGCAGGAGTTGTACCCAAAAATCTGGCCCGGTATAAAGTGGTCAGAAAGAAAGATGCAGTGGACTGCGCCATCTGGTGCAAGGTTGTGGATGTCTTACCTAGACAGGGATGAAGATGTCTTGCGCTATCAGGGTCTGGCTTTTAGCTGGATAGGCTTTGACGAGTTGACACAATGGGCCACACCGTATGCATGGAATTACATGCGGTCACGTCTACGGTCCACTGCAAGCGACTTGCCAATTTTTATGAGGGCTACGACCAACCCCGGCGGCAGAGGTCATCAGTGGGTTAAGAAGATGTTCATTGACCCTGCAGCGTATAATAGAGCCTTTGATGCAACCGATATTGAAACAACCGAAGTCCTACGGTATCCAGCAGGACATAGCAAGGCAGGAAAACCTTTATTTAAAAGAAGATTTATTCCAGCGAGACTTTCTGATAACCCATACCTTGCGCAAGCAGGTGATTACGAAGCCATGCTTCTCTCACTACCAGAGCAACAAAGAAGGCAACTTCTTGAAGGCGATTGGGATATTAAAGAAGGAGCAGCGTTTACTGAGTTTGATAGGCGGGTTCATGTTGTTGAACCTTATCGTATACCTAGTAACTGGGTTAAGTTTCGCGCTTGCGATTATGGCTACGGTAGCTATAGTGGTGTTATTTGGTTTGCCGTTGCGCCTAGCGAACAACTTGTGGTATATAGAGAACTCTACGTTTCTAAAGTCCTTGCCACAGACTTGGCAGATATGATTCTGGATGTGGAAGCGGAAGATGGTAATATTAAGTACGGTGTTTTGGATAGCTCTCTGTGGCATAAACGTGGCGATACTGGTCCTTCTCTGGCAGAACAAATGATTAGTAAGGGTTGCCGTTGGCGTCCATCAGATAGAAGTAGAGGTAGCCGGGTAGCTGGCAAAAACGAAATACATAGGCGTTTACAGATAGACGAATTTACAGAGGAACCTAGACTTGTTTTCTTTAATACTTGCTCACATGTCATATCCCAATTACCCGCCATACCGTTGGATAAGAAAAACCCGGAAGACGTGGATACAAAGAGTGAAGACCACTTGTATGATGCGTTAAGATATGGTATAATGTCTAGACCAAGATTTAGTATATTTGATTATGATCCTATGGGCAGACCCAGCGTGGGTATGCAGGTAGCCGATTCTACATTCGGATATTAAGAAGTAAAGGAAGTATAATGGCTGAAGATGAAATTATGATTGAAGACGATGCTATTGCATTAGACGATACAGATGAGTCAGAAGTTGAAGATAGTGATGTATCTAGCATTATTCCATTCATTGTAGAACGGTACAATCGCGCAGAAGATTATAGGTATCAGGATGAATCAAGATGGCTAAGAGCCTATCGTAATTATCGCGGATTGTATAGTCCAGATGTGCAATTTACAGAAGCGGAGAAGTCGCGTGTATTTATCAAAGTTACTAAAACCAAAACATTGGCTGCATACAGTCAAATCGTGGATGTCCTTTTTGCTAACAACAAGTTCCCTTTGTCTATTGAACCCACTGAGCTTCCTGAAGGAGTTGTGGAAGACGTTCACTTTGATCCTAAAGAACCTGAAGAACTGCGTGGTGATGCCGATTTGGAATCGCCTTATGGATTTGCAGACGATGGTAAAGAGTTTCCTAAAGGGGCTACGGAAAGATCGCTCCAAGAAAAGCTAGGTGTATTCCAGAATAAACTAGAAGGTGTATCTGATCAACTTAAAGCTGGCCCCGGTAAAACACCAACAGCTATTGAGTTTAGCCCAGCTATGGTTGCGGCTAAGAAGATGCAAAAGAAAATACACGATCAGCTAGAAGAGTCGGGTGCTAATAAAAACTTACGTAGCAGTGCTTTTGAGATGGCGTTGTTTGGTACAGGTATTATGAAAGGCCCGTTTGCTACAGACAAAGAATATCCTAACTGGGGGGATGATGGTGAATATGACCCGTTGTTCAAAACAGTGCCACAGGTATCCCATGTGTCATGCTGGAACTTTTATCCAGATCCAGATGCCAACAACATGGATGAGGCACAGTTTGTAATTGAAAGACATAAGATGTCAAGATCACAACTACGTGGTCTAAAAAAGCGTCCATACTTCCGCGACACTGTAATTGATGAGTGTATCGCAATGGGAGAAAACTATAACAAAAAATATTGGGAAGATGATTTAACGGACTATGCACCAGAGCATGGTATAGAGCGTTTTGAAGTTCTTGAGTATTGGGGTATGGTAGATACAGACATGCTGGAAGAGCAGGGTGTTGATATACCAGATGAACTAAAAGATTTTGATGAACTGCAAGCAAACGTATGGGTGTGTAATAACAAACTATTGCGCATGGTGCTTAATCCATTTAAGCCAGCTAAGATACCATACTGTGCTGCGCCGTATGAACTAAACCCATACTCATTCTTTGGCATTGGTATCGCAGAAAACATGGACGATACTCAAACGCTGATGAATGGTTTTATGCGTATGGCTGTAGACAATGCTGTATTATCAGGCAATCTGCTTATAGAAGTAGATGAGACTAATCTAGTGCCGGGTCAGGACATGTCTATCTATCCGGGTAAAGTATTCCGTAGACAATCTGGCGCACCGGGACAGGCTATCTTTGGTACTAAGTTTCCAAATGTGTCTTCAGAAAATATGCAGCTATTTGACAAAGCTAGACAGCTTGCTGATGAAAGCACCGGACTACCTAGCTTTTCTCATGGTCAGACAGGTGTGACGGGTGTAGGACGCACAGCCTCTGGCATATCTATGCTGATGGGTGCAGCTAGTGGGCATATTAAAACAGTTATTAAGAATGTTGACGATTACCTTCTCCGTCCACTTGGAGAGGGTTTCTTTCGTTTCAACATGCAGTTTGATTTTGACAAAGAAATAAAAGGTGACTTAGAAGTTAAGGCACGTGGCACAGAAAGCCTTATGAAGAATGAAGTGCGTAGTCAACGCTTGATGCAGTTCTTACAAATAGCAAGTAGCCCTGCACTAGCACCCTTTGCTAAATTCCAATATATCATTCGTGAGATTGCTAAGTCAATGGATTTAGATCCCGACAAAGTTACCAACAATATGAGTGAAGCCGCCCTGCAAGCAGAACTAATGAAACAGTTCCAAGGTGATCAGCCACAACCGGGCGCACCTGCTGGTGCAGATGCTATGGACCCAACTGGTGCTGGCGGCGGTAACATAGGTATGGGACAAGCTCCTGTACCGGGTGAACAAGGATTTAGTGGAAATGCACAACAACCTCAACCACAAGCAGGTACTCAGCAGCCTCAAGCCGCTGGTGAACAACAAGCAGCAATGGGAAGCGTTCAATAGTTATATTGACCTTCTTATAGAACAACAACAACGTGCGTTAGAGCAATCAGATAACGCTATTATAATGCATAGATCACAGGGTGCTGTGGCAGCTTTACGTAGACTTAAAATGATAAGGGACGAAATAAATGGCTAAACAAGTAGCGGAGCAAATGGAACTTTTTGGTAATCGCGGCTTTTCTGTTGAAAAAACAGAAGAGGGTACAATTACTAGAGATGGTAACATGCCTGAAGAAATGGCAAAGCGTCTAGAAAGAGAAAGAAAAGCTGCTCCTACTAGCGAGGGTAAAACTCCACAACAAGCAGCAGAAGATGCTGCTGCGTATGGTATGCAGGGTTTGGAAGAAGAGTTAGGTGCTAGAACTCGTTTTAAAGAAATGCAGCGTATGCTTACCACTGGTAAAACTGCCGACATGTCTGATGAAGAAAAACGTGCATTTGTAGAGGAATACAAGAAACTTAAAAATGAGTACAATTTAAACGAGGGTGGCCTACTTGATGAGGGCGGTATGATTGACGAAGAGTCTGGCAATGATGTACCATCCGGTTCATTAAGAGAAGAAGTACGTGATGACATCCCTGCCCAACTTAGCGAGGGTGAGTTTGTATTCCCTGCAGATGTAGTGCGTTACATCGGTCTTGAAAACTTAATGCGTATGCGTCAAGAAGCAAAGCAAGGTTTGGCACAGATGGAAGCTATGGGTCAGATGGGCAACAGTGAAGAAGCTACTATGCCAGATGACTTGCCATTTGATATGTATGATTTAGACATTGAAGATGATAATAATATGTCTCAGGGCGGTATGCCTACCATGAAAGATCCGCGAGATGACAAAGGCGGTTTTGTAACTTTTAATAATCAGACAGGTTATATAGCAGATTTATCAACAATACCGGATTCTATGCGAGATAAAATACAAGTGAGGCCAGCATGAGTAAAACATTAAAAGATCAAACAGTTTTAGCTTTTCAAACTGGTGGGGTTGTAAATCCACAGACTGGAACATTTAACATGCAACAGCCCGGTACTTTTCAAATACAATCCCAAGTTCCTACGTACACACCGCCACCTTTACCCGGCACTCAGCCAGTTACCCCTAATGTACCAAACGTGCCTACGGTAACAGTGCCGACAGTGGGTACTCCAACAACGACTACAAGTTTTGTTGATCAACTAGGAACATCTACTCCGGGTAGATACGATGAATTAAGAACGTATTCAAATGAAGCAGGTCAAACTTTACGGATACCATTTATAGGCGGTAATCCTATTTATCCTATACCACCCGGATATACAGAGGGAGATCCAGCCGCTGCTGTGCAAACAACTCAAGTTACACAACAACAACCTACGACAGTTGCACAACAAGATGGGGGCGGCAGAGAAGACACTACTTTTGAGTATAGCGGCGTTTCATACAAAGACTCAAACGAAGCAACTAAAGCGGGTGCAGATATATATGGAGCTACAGGAGTTAGAGGTGCAGATATAGGCATGTTAGGAACATTTGCTTCGGCAGTTTCAGGTGGTTTACCGGGCCTTGCTTTAAATGTTGCAGGTAAAGTAGGTGCAGATAAACTAGGTTTTCAAAAAGATAGACCCGGAAGTATGGGGTATGCATTTGGAGAAGAACCTATGGCTGGCACGGGATTTCTTGATTATGATACACTCACTGCTAATTTAGATTCCTCTGGTCAAAAGACCCCTTTCGGGAGCATGTCTCCTACGGATAGAAAACAATATGGGCGTGTCGCATTAACATCCTCTCAAATTCAAGCACGTCTAGATGTTATAAATGGCATGGGTATTACACCAACAGGATATGTAGGATATGAAATGGGTGATGCAGTACCGGGTATGCCGGGTGCTGTTATGGGTCCAGATGGTATGGCTCGTAATTCAGATGGTAGTATAGCAAAAGATCAATTCGGTCAACCTGTATTTGATAGTTTTACCTCTTTCTTTGATAGAGTTAGTATGTCTACAGAGGAAAAGGCAAAAAAAGATGAAGAAATAAAAGAGAAGGCAGAAAGAGCAAGAGAAGGTTTACGGGAATTAGCAGAAAGACGATCAGCAGCTAAGAAAGCTGAAAAAGCAAGAATAGAAGCAATGAAAGAACAAGCAAAACAGGCGGCTGGAACGGCTAGAGACTTTACTGCGTTTGGTGACTACAGTAGAGAAGGTGAAGATAGAGGCGATCAAGGTGATAGAGGTGGCAGAGCAGGTCAAGGTATGACGGATCAGGGTGATGTTGGTCTTGGTTCAGGCACAGACTGCTTGACAGAAAACATGAAAGTCAAACTTAACGGTGTAATTGACTTTGTAACAAACATCAAAGTTGATGACATGATTGATGGTTATGTTGTGAAAGAAGTTCTGCACAAGCATATGCGTAGCGGTTACTTTGTAATTAACAACGAACTTGAAATTACGAATGACCATCCTGTATGGGCTAAGTCTGGCGGTCTTGGTAAAGCTGACTGGATAGTTCCAGAACAGTTAGTAGTAGGAGACACTATTAATGGTATTAAAGTTACATCCCTAAATTATATTGACCGCATGACACCAACGGTATCCATCGTAATTGATGGTAATAGCTTCAACGTATATACTGAAGATAATACATATATTGTTCACGGTAGATACAGAGAAGTACGTCAAGAAGCTGCGTAAGAGGCTTAAATCTTACAATATGTTGGCTACCTAATCCCCCACCCCGTGGCTACGGTTGGCCCCAACGAAAGGAAGTACAATGGCTGAAGAAGCTACAATCATGGCTGAAGAAATGAAGCCGCAAAGAAAAGTTGCGTTTGCAAATCGTAAGTACACTAACGAAGAAAAACGCAAGATGGAAGAAGAAGAACTAGAACAGTTGATAAAGGAACAGAAGGGAGAAGTAGAACAAGAAGCTGCTGAACCCGAAGAAGCTGAACCTACTAATGCAGAAGAGAAAACATTTAAAAAGCGTTACTCTGATCTGCGTAGACATCAACAACAGCAAGCTGAAGATTTTAAGAAAGAGATTGAAAGTCTTAAAAGTCAACTAAGTCAAGCTGCACAGAAAGAAATGAAACTGCCTAAGTCTGATGAGGACATTGAACAGTGGGCAGCAGACTACCCAGATGTAGCAGCTATAGTTGAGACAATTGCCATGAAGAAAGCTAAAGAGCAATCTACTGCTCTTGAAGAACGCATGAAGGCAATTGATGAGCTACAGACTACTGCGACAAAAGAAAAAGCAGAAGCAGAACTAATGCGTATGCACCCTGACTTTGGTGAGATACGTGACAGTGACGAGTTTCACAACTGGGCAGAAGAACAGCCTAAGTGGGTACAAGATGCACTGTATGACAATGACAACGATGCACGTTCTGCTGCTAGAGCTATTGACTTGTACAAGGCTGACATGGGTATTAAAGAAAAGCCTAAGTCAGATAAAGCAGCAGCTAAATCTGTAGCCACTAAAAACACACGTAGTAAGCCACAACAGGACGAAACGACTAATTACTTAAAAGAGTCAGACGTTCAAAAAATGTCACCGCAACAATATGAAAAAGAAGCGGATAACATTATGGAAGCGATACGCAGTGGTAAATTTATTTACGACATTTCAGGGTCAGCACGATGAGTATCATCTTTACTCCTGAAAAAGACACGCAGTTATTTGCACCCTTTGGGCCTACGATGGGATATTATCGTATGCCAGATGAGTTGGTAGATAAACTAAATGATAGAATGTCTGCCAGACTAGAAGACTACTCTGATCAACTTGTAGGTAAAGTTTCTGAAGAGTTAGCTTTTGATGATGAGATTGTACGTATTGCTCAAGAAGGTTTAGGGCAGTTTGTAGGCAAATATCAAAACTATACAGAATATAGAAACTCTATGGGTGCAAAAACTTTAGATACAGAAAATAACAACTATGGATTACAAATAGCTTCAGGTTGGTTTGTACGTCAGTTTGAAAATGAATATAATCCATTACATATTCACACGGGTGCTAGATTATCTTGTGTGGGTTATTTAAAACTTCCTGATGGAATAGAGGAAGAATGGGAAGAAGATTACAAAGATCATCATCCTGCTAACGGACATATACAGTTTGCATACGGAACAGCTTCAGGCTATACCTGTACAAACTTTATAATAAAACCACAAGTAGGTGACTTCTACGTATTTCCATCACAACTATTTCACTGCGTTTATCCTTTTTACACAAAGGGTGAGCGTAGGTCTTTCAGCATGAATATGAATTTTATTGAAGTGCCGAAAGAGAAAAGTGTTGACAAATAGTTATTTATCAGTATAACTATAGTCACAAAGATAGTGTAACTTTATTGCGCACCTAGTTACACTTTATTAGCAAACCGCAAAGTCTTACGGATTACCTGATTGACAAGGCCCGTTGTATAGTAGGGCGGCCACCTTATTATAGAACGCACCCAAGTAAATCAGCCTCTAAAAGTCTCGTGAGTTTGCATCTGTCAAAATGCTAATTAGGAGAATTTGAAATGGCATTTACTACCGCGTCGGGATATGGTAATCTTCCCAACGGTAATTTCTCCCCTATTATCTACAGCAAACAGGTGCAACTTGCTTTCCGCAAGAGTGCTGTTGCTGAAGCGATCACCAATAACGACTACTTTGGTGAGATTGCACAGATGGGAGATTCCGTTAAGATTATCAAGGAACCCGAAATCACCGTTAAGGCGTATGCGCGTGGTACAACTATTACCCCGCAAGATCTTGACGATGAAGATTTCAACCTAACAATTGACAAAGCTAACTACTTTGCATTTAAGGTTGATGACATTGAAGAGGCGCACTCACACGTGAACTTCCAAGCTCTGGCAAGTGACCGTGCTGCGTATCGCCTAGCCGACCAGTTTGACCAAGATGTTCTTGGCTATATGTGCGGCTTTAAGCAATCATCTCTTCACAGTGTTGCTGACACAGCAAATACTACTGTGAATGGATCAAAGGCAATTTCTACAGCAGGGACTAACGAACTGCTGGCTGAAATGCAAGTTGACGCCAATGACTTTGGTGGATCAGCAGATAATGGTATTGGTATTCAGCCACGCCTACCGGGTGCTTCTGCAGTACCGGGTTCAGGTAACGCTAACCCAACCATGATTATTGCTCGTATGGCTCGTAAGCTAGACCAGCAAAATGTTGATACGCAAGGCCGCTGGCTCGTTGTTAACCCAGTCTTCTTGGAGATCTTGAAGGACGAAGATTCAAAACTTCTGAACCAAGACTACGGTGAGTCTGGTGGACTTCGTAACGGACTTGTTGTTAATAATCTGCACGGCTTCCAAGTGTATGTTTCAAACAACCTGCCAGAAATTGGAACAGGCTCTGCTACCACAGGTGGCACGAACTCTTCTAACTTCGGTGTGATTGTTGGTGGACATTCATCTGCTGTTGCTACCGCAGAGCAAATCAACAAGACTGAGACATATCGTGACCCTGACAGCTTCGCTGATATTGTTCGTGGTATGCATTTGTATGGGCGCAAGATTCTCCGACCAGAGGCTCTTGTTAATGCCCGGTTCTGCTTAGTGTAAGGGAGGATTGAGTTATGGCTCTAGGTGATAATACTACTTCCGTAGCACGTGGCAATGACGCACGTGGTCGTAAGCCTTACTTGCTTTCAGCAGAGTTAAACTTTGCAACTGCTGCAAGCGATAAGGGTACAGCCCTCGCTGCTAACGATGTTATTCCGGGTTTGACTATTCCTGCGAATACCCTCATCATGTGTGCTGGTTTTGAAGTAACGTCTGCTCATACAGGCACTTCAACCGATACAGATTTTGACTTCGGTATCACAGGTGGTGACTTGGATAACTTCGTTGACGGTTTTGATTTTGATGGTGCATCAGTAGGTGATTACGCTTTTAAGGCAGGTCAAACTCCTGTTCTTATCGGTGGCACTTCTGATACCATTGACGTTGAAATTCAAGCAATGACAGGTACAACAACAGGCGGTAAGATCCGCATGTTTGCTGTCTGCTTGGACGTGGACGATCCGGGCGACATGACTGCTCAAGAGGTAGACCGCGATCAACTCGCGTAATCTTATGTGAAGGGGCAGGGCAACTTGCCCCCTCACTACATCTGATTAAAGAGAAACAAACACATGGCTGAATCATTTTTAACAATAACAAATAAAGTTCTGGCACGTTTAAATGAAGTAGAGTTAACGTCTTCTACGTTTGCTACATCTCGCGGCATACAGACGCAAGCAAAAAACGCAGTTAACGAAGCCATAAGATATATTAATCAAAGAGAATTTAACTATCCATTTAATCACTCTAGTCAATCTGATACGCTGACTGCTGGGGTAGTTCGTTACAGCATACCTACTACAGCAAAAACAGTAGACTATAATACTTTTAGAATTGTAAAAGATCAAGCTAATGGTATCGTTGGCGGTCGCTTACGCAAACTAGACTACAATGAATATCTTAATTTATATAGTGAGCAAGAAGATGATATTGTCTCTACAACATTAAATGGCTCACACTCTGCAGGTGTGACAACTTTAACTCTCACATCTACAACGGGATTAGATGCTACAGGTAAAGTTCACATAGGAAGTGAAATAATAACATACACAGGAATATTAGGCAATGACATAACTGGTTGCACCAGAGGTGCTGAAAGTACCACTGCTGCAGCACATGCTGATGGAACTACCGTAACTCAATTTGAAGAAGGCAGTAGACCAGATTTTATTGTTAGGACGCTAGACAATAATTATTTACTGCACCCATATCCCGACAAAGCGTACACATTAAAGTATGACTTTTTTACCTTTCCCAGTGATATGTCAGCACACGGAGACACTACAACTATACCTGATAGATTTGCACCTGTAATCGTAGACGGTGCTTGTGCTTTTGTATACCAGTACAGAGGAGAAGCACAACAGTACGGAATAAACTTTGCTAGATTTGAACAGGGCATCAAAAATATGCAAACCCTCTTAGTAAATAAATTTGAATATGTACGCTCAACTTATATACCACACACTGGTAATACACGAGGTGCCACAAACGTAAGGGCTGAATAATGGCAGACATAGTACCTTTCGCTTTCAACTGTGAAGGTGGTCTAGTATTAAACCGTTCTACATTTATTATGGAACCCGGTCAAGCACTAGAGCTTACAAACTTTGAGCCTGACGTTGAAGGTGGTTACAGAAGAATAAATGGTTTTACAAAACACATAAACCAACAAGTACCAGAGGATGCAGATCCAACTGAAAGCGTCACTATGGTTGCACTATTTAATAACTTTGTACTAGCAGCTAGAGGTAGATTGATATATAGCTCTGCATCTACTACTCTATCTTTAAAAATAGAATCAGGTACGGGTATGACTGGTTCAGGCACAATTAGTGTAGGAGATACTACTTCTTTTAGTTCAAGCGGTACACTACAAATTAATTCTGAAATCTTTACTTACACTGGTAAGTCTGCTACATCTTTCACGGGCGTGACTAGAGCAGCAAGTAGCACCACAGCAGCAAATCATGCCACTACAGATGTGGTATCGGAGTCTTGGACTACTAGGGACAATGGTAGAACAGGAGCTTTAAAATATCAGTTTGAAAGATTTAACTTTGACGGAACTGATAAAATTGTAGTTGTTGATCAGGTTAATGCACCTACAGTATTTAACGCTTCTTTATCTGCAACAGATGTAAGTGATAGCAGTGTGGCTGGTTCTAAATTTGTGGCTTCTTTTAAAAACCACATGTTCTATGCTGGTAAATCAAGCACCCCACAAGAAATAGTTTTTAGTGAGCCGTTTAATGAAGACGGTTTTAATTCTGGTAGCGGTGCAGGTAGTCTAAAAGTTGACGACACTATTACTGGTCTTAAAGTTTTTCGCGATGACTTGTTTGTATTTTGTGAAAATAGAATATTTAAATTGTCTGGAACTTCTAGTTCAGACTTTGCGGTTACAGCGGTTACTCGTGACATTGGCTGCATCAACGGATTTACTATACAAGAATTTGCGGGTGACTTAATATTCTTAGGGCCAGATGGTTTGAGAACAATTGCTGGTACTGCAAGAATTGGTGACGTTGAACTTGGCACTATTAGTGGTGCCGTGCAGTCTATCTTCAGAGAAAACTTAGAAGATGCAGATAATTTTGACTCATTAGTTATACCTGACAAAACACAATATAGAATATTCTTTAGCAAGGATAGCACGGAAGCAGCGACTAAAGGTGTAATATGTGTTATGAAAAGTACAGGCTTTGAGTTTGCTGAGTTAAAAGGTATTAAACCTTCAGCTACAGATAGCGTTGTTGAAAATGGAGAAGTAATACCTGTGCATGGTGGATTTGACGGATTTGTTTATAGGCAAGACAAAGGTAACACATTTGATGGTGCTTTAATATTAGCTAAGTATAGAAGTCCTGACATAACTTTTGGAGATCCGGGTGTCAGAAAATATATGCAACGAGTTAATATTAACTACGCTCCTGAGTCCACGATAGATGCAGACATGTTTGTTCGTTACGATTATGAATCTGCTCAATCATCTAGACCAGCAGCGTATCCATTAGACAGTTTAAATGTTGGTGGTATATACGGATCATCAACGTATGGAACTACATCATACGGTGGACCTTCACAACCAATTGTGCGTAAAGCAGTAGAAGGTTCTGGTTTTGCTGTAGCTTTACGAGTAGAAGATGGGGCTACAAGCACAGCACCATATTCATTAAAAGGATTTCAAATGGAATATCAATTAGGGGCTAGAAGATAATGGGTGCAACTTATACAAGACAATCCACGTATTCAGATGGCGATACTATTACCGCCGCACACACCAATGATGAATTTGACCAGCTAGTTGCTGCTTTCGCAGCCAGCACAGGACATACTCACGATGGAACTACTGGTGAGGGTGGACCTATCACTGCGCTTGCGACAAACTCAATTACGTTTGGTACAGGTGCAGACACAGACATTGCTATAACATTTGATGCAAATACTAGTGATGGTGTGTTGACGTGGAAGGAAGATGAAGACTACTTTGAGTTTTCTGATGACATACTAATGTCCACTACAGAAAAGTTACAATTTAGAGACACAGCATTATATATTAACTCTAGCACAGACGGACAACTAGATATTGTAGCAGATACAGAAGTACAGATAGCAGCTACAACAATTGACATAAATGGTAACGTAGACATATCTGGAACTTTGACAATTGGTAGTGCGGGTATATCTGAAGCTGAGTTAGAGATATTAGATGGCGCAACTGTTACCACTACAGAATTAAATATTTTAGATGGTAATACTAGCATAGGAACAACTGCTGTATCTGACGGACACGGTATTGTAATGAATCATGGTGGCACTATGGCACAAACCACAGTGCAAACTCTTGCTGCTTATTTAGATGATGAAATTACAGCGATGCCTAACCTAACATCTGTAGGCACTCTAACTACGCTAACTGTTGACAATATTGTTATCAACGGAACTAATATAGGTCACACATCAGATACAGATGCCATAGCCATTGCCTCTGACGGAGATGTTACATTTTCTCAGGACGTAGTTATTACAGGGGATTTGACTGTCTCTGGTGATGATATAACTATGGGTACTAACACTGCTGGCAATTTGCTTATTGCAGATGGTACTAACTTTAATTCTGTAGCAGTAGGAAGTTTATCAGAAATATCAACTGTAGCAAACGATGATGTATTTATAGCCGTAGATACTTCTGGTGGTGGTTTAAAGAAAATAACACGTAGTGCTATAGTGTCTGGATTAGCTGCTTCAGGAGCGATATCAAATGTAGCAGATGATAGTACACCGCAACTTGGTGGCGATTTGGACATGAATGGTCAAGATATCGTGACTACATCAAATGCTGATATTGAACTTGCACCAAATGGCACAGGTCATGTTACTATTAAGGGTAACACTAATCAAGGTACGCTTCAACTTAACTGCGAAAATAATTCTCACGGGCAGCAAATTAAAGCAGCACCACATTCAGAGAGTGCTAGTAATGTTTTAACCCTTCCTAGCACTGGTGGTGATGCTAGATTAGTATCAACATCCTCAACCGCCACACTTACAAACAAAACAATTGATGCTAGTCAGCTTTCTGGTACAGTTGCTAACGCACGTCTTGATGCGCAACTCCAAGATGTAGCAGGTCTTGCCGTTACAGATGGTGGCTTTATTGTTGGGGATGGTTCAAATTTTGTGCTTGAGACAGGTGCCACTGCACGTACCTCTATGGGACTTGGTTCATCATCAACGGCAGACACAGGCATTAGCAACGGCAACGTAGCTGTATTTACAAGTGGTGTTGCAGACGATGACTTTTTACGTATTGATGGCACCTCTGTAGAAGGACGATCTGCTTCAGAAGTTAGATCCGATCTTGGATTAGCTGCTTCAGCAACCACAGATACAACTGACGCGAGTAACATTGGTTCTGGAACATTAGCCGCTGCTAGAATGGCTGCTGCACAAACAGCTATAACATCTGTACTAGCAACAGATTTAAAAATAGGTGAAGACGATCAGACTAAGATTGACTTTGAGACTGCTGATGAAATACATTTTTATGCTGCAAATGCTGAACAGGTATTTGTATCAGACGGTGTGTTTGGACCACAGACAGATAGCGATGTAGACTTAGGCACAACAGGTGCCAGATTTAAGGATGCTTATATTGACAGCGCAACAGTTACAGGTGATGTGGCTGTAGGTGATGACATCACAGTGGCAGGTAGAGCAGTCGGAACCATGACCACAGACAACGATGGTAGTTTTGATTTATCTGTAAGTAATGATTTTAAATGTACTCCTAGTGGTGACTTTACATTAACATTTACAAATGGTGATCAAGGACAGTCAGGAAATATACTCTTAATTAACACGGGCGGTCACACGGTTTCTGCTCATGCTGATATAGCAATCAACGCTACAGCGCTAACTTCTTTGTCTACGGCTGGGACTTATCACCTTGCTTACTTCTGCAGTGCCGACAGTGGTACTGCTAATACAATAGCCGTATCTGCATCGGGGGCTTTGACTTAATGAGTGTTATTAAGGCAGCAGGTGCAGGTGAAGTAAGCACCGGATTTTTTGATTTTAATGTAAATCAGTCTCTGCGTTTTGAGGATGGTGATAGTCCAGTTTTAAGTAGAACTCAAGTTGCTGGCAATCAAAAAACTTGGACTTGGAGTTCGTGGATAAAGCGTGGAAATTTAGGGTCTGTCCAAACTATTTTTTCTGGCGGCACTGGTGGATCAGAAAGCGTAGAGCTTTCTTTTGAAACAACTGATGCCATTAGATTGCTTGACACAAACGGCACATATCTTTTTCTCACGACTGCTCTCTTCCGTGATGTAGGTGCGTGGTATCATATCGTTGTTGAAAACGACACTACCCAAGCAGATGTAAATGCTAGAACAAAACTATATGTCAACGGTACTCAAATAACTTCATTTTCAACAGATAATAGGTCTAGTTTTTCACAAGATTACGACACAGGACTAAATGCAAATAGTAATGTTCATTACATTAGCCGTTGGGTAAATGGTGGACAGTTTTTTGATGGCTATATGGCAGATATCAATTTTATTGACGGTACTGCTTTAGACCCCACTAGCTTTGCAGAAACAAAAGATGGGGTCTGGGTGCCAAAAGCCTATGATGGTAGCTATGGCAATAATGGTTTTCATTTAACCTTTGAAGGCACAGGCACAGGCACCACAAGTCAAGGCACTACAGCGCAAACAAATATTGGCGATGACCAATCTGGCGAAGGACACAATTTTGCAGTTTCTAATCTAGTCGCAAGCGATGTCGTGCCAGACAGCCCGACTAATAATTTTGCTACTTTTAATCCATTAGACATTACAACTACATTAACAGAGGGTAGTCTTAAATGGGAATCTGGTGCGAATAGATCAACCATGTTAGTGCCTCCCGATTCAGGAAAATGGTATGTTGAGTTTAGAACAAGCACTGCAAGTTCAAATGGACATTATGTCGGTTGTTGGACTCCGACAGGATTAAATCATGCAGTAGCTGAAGGATATCACGATGACGCTAATTTTGGAGTTCTTGTTGACCATGAGTGCGTCACCTATTTATCCAATGGAACCATAAGAAATAATGCTAGCAGTTCAGCGCAGTCCAGTTTGTCTACAACAAATTCTTTGGGTGACATAACTGGTATGTTGCTAGATATGGATGCACACACTGTTCAGTTTTATGTTAATGGGTCTGCCGCAGGAAGTGCTGAAAATTTACCAAATCAAACTGATCCTGTAGGATTTTTCTGTTCAGGCCACAGTGATAAGTCTTGCACTGTAAACCCCGGACAAGATGACAGTTTTGCCGGAACAGAAACAACCCATACAGCTACATCCGGTGACGGCGGTATTGGTCTGTTTAAATATTCTCAAGCTTCTAATGGTAAAGCATGGTGTACATCCAACCTACCAGACGTAACCATCGGCCCCGGGCAAGATAATCAAGCAAATGACTTTTTTGACACCATACTTTACACAGGCAATGGCAATGAATTAGCAGTCGGCACGGGTGGTATGCGAAGGCCACTTGACACAATTTCTATTGCACAGAGTTTACGATTTGAGAAGGGTGATGAGCCAGCATTATCAAAAAACGATTTCGGCACACAGACTAATACTAAGAAAATGACAATATCTGTATGGGTCAAACGTGCTACTCTAGGCAGAAGAGACACCATTATATTTGCAAAAAGTGGTAGTAGTGCTTTTTTACATTTTGATGCAAATGACAAAATAGTATGGAACGCATACAATACAGGATATACCAGCTTTACAAGTGATAGAGAGTTTAAAGATGTGCGAACGTGGTATCATATTCTGGCTCAAGCAGACAGCGATGGACAAACAGGTGCAAATATCCACAAAGTTTATATTAATGGTAATTTGATATCAGGAACTACCAGTGGCTCTTTTGTTGCAGATGATACAGCCACTATGTTATTGCGTAATGGTGTTACAACTTATATCGGTGATGACACTGATGGTTCCTATCACTTTGATGGCTACCTTGCTGAAATGAATGTAATTGATGGTAGCATAGTTGACCCAACGGCTTTTGGTCAAGTAGGAGCAAATGATGACTGGATACCAATAGCTTATTCCGGCTCTTATGGTAATAATGGGTTTAGATTAACTTTTGCAGACGGCAGTGCATTGGGAGATGATACTAGCGGAAATACTAACGACTTTGCGGTATCCGGTTTGGCTGCGACAGATAAAGTTTTTGATAGCCCCACACAAAACTTTGCCACTTTTGATCCCACTCGTTCTTCAGGCACAACGCTAACATACTCTGAAGGTAACTTAAAAGCAGAAAGGACAAGCACTCATTTTGCACAAGCCTATTCAAATGTGGTTATAACAGAAGGTAAGTTTTATGCTGAGTTTTATTTAGATGTAGGAAACAGTGGTGTAGGCGTGATTGCTGGAAATACACTTCCTGCCGCAAACAAATATTTAGGACAAGATGCTTACACTTACGCATATTACTTTGATGGACGTAAAGTAAACAATAACTCGTACACATCATATGGAGATAGTTATACAGTTGCCGCAGATGGTTCAAGTGATATTGTCGGTGTTATGATTAATGCTGATGACGGGGAAATTTCTTTTACTAAAAATGGCACAGTGCAAAATTCTGGGGTTCCTGCTTTTAGTGGTGTTACTGGCCCTTTCAGATTTGCAATAGCATCTGAGGGTGGTATCGGGTCTGGTAACTGTTTTCATATCGCTAACTTTGGACAAGATGATAGTTTTAACGGTTTAAAAACTAGCGGCAGTGCAGTGGCGGCAGATGGTAACGGCGTAGGCAGGTTTTATGATACACCGCCAACTGGGTTTTTAGCATTGATGGATGACAACCTACCTAGAAAAAGTGATGTAATTGGTCCTGATTGGGTTTGGATAAAAGGACGAAACAATACTACAGTACACAGTTTGCACGATACGTTGAGAGGGACACAGCTATTACAATCAAACGCTCCTGATGGACAGCAAGACAATGCTAATTATTTGTTAAGTTTTGATAGTCAAGGTTTTACAGTAGGCGACAGTAGCAATGTTAATCAAAGCACATACAGCTATGTAGGTTGGGTGTGGGGAGCAGGTGGCACACCCACTGCGGATAATTCTGCTGCGAATGATGCAGAACCCACAGCAGGTTCCGCTAAAATAGATGGTTCTAATCAAAGCGGTGCATTTTCTGGCTCTCCTTCTATAGCAATTAAAAAACTTTCAGCAAACACTACATCGGGATTTTCCATTGTGCGTTGGACAGGGACGGGATCAGCAGGAACAATTCCTCATGGTTTAGGGGCAACTCCTGAATTTATATATGTTAAAAATTTAGATGACGACACAAAAAATTGGAATCTTTATCCGACTGTATTAGGTAATAATTATCTTGAATTAAACGGTACAGGTTCAACATTTTCAGGTAGTACATATTTCAACAATACTGCTCCTACGGCAAATGTTTTTAGTGTCGGCAGTGCTGGCTCTACTAATAACAGCAGTGATGATTTTATAGCGTATGTATTTGCTCCGATTGAGGGCTACAGCAAGTTCGGCAGCTATATAGGCAACAATGATGCAAATGGCACGTTTGTCTACTTGGGATTTAGACCAGCGTGGGTTATGATAAAGCGTAGTGGCAGTGGGGGCTGGCACATGTTTGATAATAAGAGATCATTTGATGGCGACTACTTTAATGCTGGGAATGAAATAGATGTAAGGATTGAGGCACAAGACACTGGGGCAGAAAACACTAGCGGTCCACCTCATATAGATTTTGTTAGTAATGGATTTAAACTAAGAACGGATTTTGACAATATGAATGCGTCAGGTAACACATACATCTATTTGGCATTTGCCGAAGCCCCATTTAAATTTGCGAACGCACGATAGGAGAAAATAATGCCGTGGAAACTTGGACATAGTATAATTAGAGAGGGAAAAGAATGGACTGGTTCTGATGGTACTCAGCATCCTAAAGTATGGATGAGGTACAGCGATTCTCAAAAGAAAGCATTTGGTTTAACATGGGAAGACCCATCAGCATCAGAGACACCTTATGACAATAGGTTCTACCGGGGTCGTGAAAGTGACGGTACGCTTATACCGCGCAGTCTAACAGATACTAATCAGGTAGATGGGGATGGCAATCCTATATTAGACATGCAAGGCAACCAAGCGGTTACATTGGGTTTGAAATCTGTTTGGGTAGCACAGACAAAAACAACTGCAAACAAAAAACTTTCAGTATATGATTGGTATGTTACTCGCAAAGCAGAAAAAGGAACGGCGATACCTAGTTCAGTTACGACATACAGGGATGCAGTCCGTACCAAATGTGCAGAGATAGAGACAGCTTTGAATGGCGCGGCGAACTTAACAGCGTTCATGGCTTTGTTTGAAGACACCAGAGATAGCGATGGCAACATTACGGCTGTAGCAAAAATTAATGACTGGCCTGATAAGATATAAAACTTGACTTTTACACACAAATGTGGTATAATTAGAACATACAAATTAGGTATTGACAAATGAAGTTAACACAATCTTTAGAGCCAGAGCTTAAAGTTCAAATGGAATTAGACGCACATGAAAAAGAGTGCGCTGTCCGTTATCAAATGATGAATGATAAATTAGAAAGTGTTGATAAACGTCTGTGGCGTTTAGAAGCTATGATTATGGCATCTACAGTGACTATAATAGGACTAGCTGGCACTGTACTTGTAGGGGTTGGGTAATGGCTATATTTAAAGGATTTAAACCTGAAGCTATGAATAAAATAGCACAAGCTATGGGGTATCAAGGAAACATGAATGAGTTTCAATCGTTTCTTGAAGAAGATCCGCAGCGTCAGGAGCAAATGAATAAATACACACGTGCTGCAGTTAAAATGGCTACTGGTGGTATGGCTACTGGAACAGGACAACCCGGTGGTCAACAAGCTGTGCCGACTGTCACAACCCCAACAACTTCACAAACAACACAAACTCCTGTTTTAGATGTTAGTGGTAATCCAGTATTAGATGCTCAAGGCAATCCAGTAACACAAACAGCAACAACACCCGGTATAGCTGCTTTTACAACAGAGCAAATATATGACCCCGGCCTACCTGTGGGTGGTGCAACTATTGCAAAAGGTATAGATTTTGATACCAATCAAGAGATAGCTGCTGGCACTGGACAGCTTACTGGTGCTACTGTAAATGTAAATCCTGCTCAAGCGGCAACAGCACAAGCAGGTATGACAGCACAAACTGCTGCAAATACAGTGCAAGCATCACAGGCTGCTGCTGGGGTGGACGCTGCTCTTCAAGCGACACAAGCAGCGCAGACAAACCCAGACGATCCTCGTGCGCAAGTTGCTGCTGCACAACAAACAACTTCATCTGTAGGCAACCTACAAGCAGCACAAGGTAATGCTACTCTTATAAACAACCCTGTACAACGACAGATTCAAGCTGGTGAACTCGTAACAGGCACGGGTGTAGATGCTGTAAAAGCGGCGCAGGTAACTGCACAAACACAGGCTGCGGCAGCTACAGCTAATCCATCTGCACAGACTATGGTGGCACAACAACTTGATGGCTTGATGCAACAGTTCCAAGGTGGTGCCACACCAGCATGGGCTGCAGGGGCTATGCGTAGTGCTACGGCAGCAATGGCTGCACGTGGTCTGGGTGCATCCTCTATGGCAGGACAAGCTATTGTACAGGCTGCTATGGAATCAGCCATGCCTATTGCAATGGCAGATGCGCAGACAGTAGCTAGATTTGAAGCACAGAATCTATCTAACAGACAGCAATCAGCGATGCTTGCGGCAGAGCAACGTGCTAAGTTTGCTGGCATGGAGTTTGATCAAGCCTTTCAAACAAAGGTGATGAACGCTAGTAAGATTAGCGATATTGCCAATCAGAACTTTACAGCAGAGCAACAAGTGCAGTTAGAAAACTCACGTGCTGCTAATACAATGGATTTAAATAACCTGTCCAATAATCAAGCTCTTGTAATGTCAGAGGCTGCTGCACTAGCACAACTTGACGCTGCTAATCTCAACAACAGACAACAAGCTGCAGTGCAGAACGCACAGTCATTCTTGCAGATGGACATGGCTAATCTTTCTAATCAACAGCAGACAGATATGTTTAAAGCACAGCAGAGAGTACAGTCACTCTTTACAGATCAGGCTGCAGAAAATGCTGCACGGCAGTTTAACGCATCTTCACAGAATCAAGTGGATCAGTTCTTTGCTAACCTTGCCAGTTCAACTGCACAGTTTAATGCATCACAACAAAATGCACAGTCACAGTTTAACGCAGGTCAAACAAATACCATTGAGCGTTTCAACGCAGAGCTAAACAACCAACGTGATCAGTTTAATGCACAGAACCAGTTGGTGATTGCACAATCAAATGCACAGTGGCGTAAACAAATAGCTACAGCAGACACTGCTGCTATAAACAGAGCAAATGAAATAAACGCTAACAACGTACTAGATATAAGTAAACAAGCGTACAACAACTTGTGGGGTTACTATGCAGACACTATGGAGTGGGCATGGAAATCTGCAGAAAGTGAGCTAGACAGATACAGTGCTATGGCTATTGCAGAACTAGATGCTAAAACATCTGCTGCTGCGTCAAGTGCGGCAGGTAAATCTGCAGCAGGTAATGCTATCGGTAGTTTGATAGGCACATTAGGCAGTGCGTTTATAATGTCGTGCCACGTAGCACGAGAAGTGTATGGCAAAGAAAACGCTGAGTGGTTTGTATTCCGCACATGGTTACAGTATGATGCCCCTAAATGGTTTAAGAAGCTATACACTAAGTATGGGCAATCCTATGCTAAACTTATATCAAAAGTGCCTCCACTAAAATGGGCAACTAAACAGTTAATGGATATAGTAGTAGAACACAAACGGAGAAAGCATAATGTCCAGACAATATAACCCTGCAGTTTCAGCATATAGAAGAATGAATCTAGATGACTTTAATAAATTAGAACAACCAAAGGAGCCTAAAAAAACTGGTGGCTTGTTAGTTAGAAGCTCTATGGGCGAGCCTTCTGGTGACGGCATAGATTACAAAAATCCTGCAGTTAGAGTGGCAAAGCAAATGCAAGTTGTTCGTAAATATAGGGATGAGATAAATGGAAGTTAGTCAAGAACCAATATTTGATGCACCCATACCGGGCATGGCATTAACGCATGAGTTAGGCGATAGACCTTGGCAAACTCCTGCACAGTTAACTAATGTTGATGAAGCTATTGATTACTACATGGAACGCATGAGTAGTGAAGAGTTTATGGTGCAGCTAGTAGAAACTCTTGAATCCGGTGTACCTGTAACTGTACTGGCTAACACAATACAGATGGGCAGCGTTATGGATGGAAAGCATAGCCTTGATGTAGGTATGTTAGTATTACCTATGTTAATGGAAATGATGATGTTGTTAGGCGATAGTGCTGGCATTAAGTATGACACAGGTATGGAAGATCCAAATAAAGGAACCATACGTGACTCTCTATTCTCAAAGATGCTTAAAGAATATGAGGATGACCTAAAAAAGAAAGATGTTAAAGCAGCAGTAAAAGAAGTTAAAGAATCAGATGAAGAAGAAAAGCCTAAAGGTTTAATGGCACGGAGAAAGTAATGAGTTTTTGGACAGGATTTACAACAGGATTAGCTAGTAGCGTAGATAGAAGTCTACAAAACGCTATGGAAAAACGTGATCGTGAAATTTCTGCCGCTAAGTCTTTTTGGCAACAAACGCGATTACGTAAAATGGAAGCAGAAGATAAGGAGGAAGCTGAATACAATAAAAAGGCTAAAGAAGCCTATAGATATTTTGCTGATGAATTAGGTGATCCTGCTTTAGCTACTGCTGCTATGAAAAAATTAGGTACGGCTGATGATGCATTAGCATTAAAAAACAGCATAGAGGAGCGTAGATCTAAGTTGCAACCGGGTGATGCTCCCCTTGATGTAACTACCCTGTTTCAAGACATTAAAAAAGGTACGGCAACTCTGGATTATGAACAGGGCGAGGCACAAATTTTATATCAACGCAAAGATACATCATTACCAACTGGATTTTCTGGTGCTACATTAGGTGTAGACGATCCTCTTGGTAGGCTCTTTGGAAAAGAGGGGCAAGCAGCAGAAAAAGCAGCGGCTTCTTTACGAAAACAAACAGAAGCAACAATGATTAAACCTAGAGAAGAGGTAGAGGGTTTACCTACTATCGGTAGAATAGACAGATCAATGCTTCAAGCCGCTGTGGAAGAAGGCAGAGTAGTAAGTAAGATAGAAAGAGACATTACGGCACATGACATGAAAGTTTCTGCCTTTAAGCAAAACACTAAACGCATTGACCAAGCTATGGAGATTGCTGACGCGGCTGAAGCACGGGCGCAAAGAAAAGAGGCTACCGATGCAGACCAACGTGCATTAGATAATGCTCGTGCTGAAGTTGCTGCTTTACAGAGGCAAGAGTCACTAGCACGTGAAGCTGAAGCACACATACTAAACATGAGAAGTAAAAAGATAGGTATTGAAAAAGACGAATTAGAATTACAAAAAGCAAAGTCTCATCCTCAGTTTAAAGACTTTGAAGATATGGCTGTGTATGCAACACAGAAACTGTCTGAAGGTGGTCTGACCAATCAGCAAGTTGCGGATTTTGAGCGTATGAGAGCAGATGCTATAGCTGGTGCTAAAGCCTATAATGAACAAACTGAAACTGCTGATGCGCCTACACCACAATTCTCAAAAGAAAGCAGACAAGCAATACTCAATGGAGAAATTAAACGCATACTTGAGCCTAAAGGTCTAGTAACTGATATACAGGGTCAACTTGATTACAAAATTAAAGGTAATGAAACTCAGTATTTTGACAGTATGACTAGGGCTTTAAATAATGTAACAGAGCAGGTAAGTGGATTAAATGACGCACGAATGAACGCTTTAATAAGAACGCAAAGAAGCACACTTCAAAATAATGTTAATAATTATGTAGAGCAAGTTAGAGCAAGTCAAAAGCAAGGTAAAAAGTTAGTACCAACTACAAAAGCTGAATCTTCAAAGGTTAACTTTACTAAAGGCTTAAAAGTGGGTGACATTGTTGAATATGAAATAACAACAAATTCAGGTGAACCTAAAAAGGTAGCACGTATATGGACAGGAACAACATACATTAGAGGATATTAATATGTCACAAATTGACCTGTCTAGGCAACTTGACCTTTTAGATCAGCTTGATACAGATGAGGAAGATCAAGATACATTAAATGTTGATGACGAAGAAACTAACACAAGTTTAGCGGATGAATTAAGAAGACTTGATGAACTTGAGGATCAAGAAGAAAGTGATGTTCAAGACATTGATGTTCAGGCTGAGACTCCTAATAACATAACTTCACAACTTGATGCGCTAGACGCACTTGATAATGCTGAAGAGGGTGTGGTAGACATACCTATAGACCCTTCTGAGCCAGCAGAAACACCTGTAGATGAATACGCTCGTACTGGTGAGGTTCCTGCAGGGTTTAGAGTGGTGCCTTCAGTGCCTACTGGCGATGCACCAGAAGACTATCTCCCCAAACTAGAACGAATTGATGCGCCTACCCCAACAGTGTCAGAGCAAACTGACGCTGTATTTGACTTTGATAAAACTCGTGACATGATTGCAGCCATGTATGGTGAGCAAGGTAATAGAGACTTTATTGACAGTGCGGCTTTTGAAGAAAAAGTACCAGCACCACTACGTAGCACAGTAAAAGCTGTTGCAGGTTTAGGTGAAGAGGGGTTGGCATTATTGATTGCTGGCGTTACTGCTGTGTCAGAAACTGTAGAAGATACAGGAGAGGCATTTACTCGTTATATGCACGAAACATTTACAGAGGATAATAAGCTACTAGGTAAAACGGGCAAGGAATTATTGCCGTTTGACCCTAAAACTGCAGGGAGAAAGTTTGGTACAGATTTAACAATGATGTTAGAGATGGCTGAAGCTGTAGTTCCGGGTGCTGCTGGAGCAGGTGTAGCACGTAAAACATTTAGAGAAGCTAAACAGATAGAGAAAGCAAAGAAGCGTAGCGAAGCTGCTCGTGAAAAACTACTCAATCGCAAGATGAATATTAATAGGGCTAAAGACGCTACAGCAGAAGAGGTGACTAAGAAAGCAGATGAGGCTGCAGAGATAGCCGATCAAAATGATGATCTTAGACAAGCATTAATAGAAGACTTTGAACTTTCCACTGGTAAAACTATTTCAGATGAAGTAGATGGAAAGAAGGTGCTAAACGCAGATAAGGCACGTGAAGCTGGCAGAGAAACAGCAAAAGAGTTAGACGCAGGTGACACACGTACTAGAGTTCAAAGAGCTTTAGGTAGTGATGTGGAATTAGATGACGCTGCATTATTGGCAGGTCAAGAAGACAAGATTACCATGCCCGTACTAAAGTCTGATAAACTTAACGGGCTTGTTGCAGCGGCGGCTGAATTAAAAGATAGAAATCCAAATGCTTTTGCTCCTAAAAAGTTTGAAGATGGAAAAGAATATAGATTAATTGACCATTTGTTTGATTTGACTATAGATAAAGAACTTATACCCGGCGATGAACTGATTGATATACTGAACAAGTATAATGTATCATTTGAAGATTACATCTTAACTGTCGTAGGCTCTGGCTCTGAGGCAGGTAAGACTCTGCAGAAACTATCGCAGATTAAACGTGCAAGACCTTTGAATGAGATGCAGGAACTGCAGCGCGTAGCTACACAGGCACAGCAAGGTAAGATACGTAACAATATTATGCGTATTGAGGGTATACGCCGTGGTGGGTTAGTATCACAGTTAGCGACTGCTGCACGTAACGTGACATCTGCAGGTATTCGTGCGCCTCTGGACACTCTTACTAATGTAATGGATACCGCTTTATATAATGCAGGAGAAGCAACGGGTGTCGCACGTAAAACAGCAGCATTTACAGGCACAGTGTTAAGTCGCTCTAACTGGAACGACAGCTTCCGTCATATGCGGTATATGTTTGGGCCAGAAAGCAGACTAGATACTAAAGACTATGTGGACTTTATTTTAAATCGTCCTGAATTGTCCAAGCAGTTTGATCTTATGTTTAATCAGCTAAATGAATTACAATCTGCTACTGGTAGGGGCATGGCTCGTAAAGAGCAGGTGGATAATTTTATAGCAGCGGCGAAACAACGAGCCAAAGACACTAAAACAAAATTTGATGCAAAGAAAGTTAGACAGGAAGCTGAAGCGGCTGCTGACAAAGGTATTCTTGGTGGTAAGTTTAGCACACTAGGACGAGGAACGGATACAGTATTATCTGAACTAGAGGATGCGGTCAGCGTTTTAAATAGTGCAAACAGATATCAAGAGTATCTTGTACGCCGTGGTTCTTTTTTAGGTGAGTTAGAACGTCTGGTAAAACGTGAATATAAAATTGATCTAATTGATACCATTAATAACGGGCAAATTCGTGATTTATTAAATGACTCTACAACAGTACGTCCTAAAGGCGCACGTTCTTTTATGGAACTTGTAGCAGACTCCACGAACAAAGCACTTGATGTAACATATGCCAAGCAGCCAGAGACTCCGCTGTTTAGGGAAATAACAAACTTTATCACTCGTAATGGTTTGACGGTAGCCATACCATTCCCACGTTTCATGTTCAACAGCCTTGAGTTGATGGGTAACTATATGGGCGGTGCTTCTATACCTCTTACTAAGAAGCTGATGGGCCAGTTACCTAAAGGCACTAAACTGTCTGCCGCAGATAGAAGGCGCATATCACGTAACCTTGTAGGTATGGCAGGTGTATATGCAGCATATCAAGCACGTAGCACAGAAGATGCACCTGCAGATTATAAAGAATTAAGTATGGGTGATGGCACAGTGATGGATACCACACCACAGTTCCCACTGCGTCAGTATCTGTATTTAGGAGAGGCAACAAAGCGTCTTATGGATGGCACGTTTGATGACTTCTTTAAAGGCAAGGAGTTCTCTGAAACATTTTTAGGAACAAACGTAAGAACAGGTGTAGGAAACAGTATTATTGAAGAGGTAGTCAATTTAGCAGGTGGTGGTGACTTGACTCGTGATGAAGCACTCGCTCGTGCTACAGCCAGAGCCTTGGGTAATTACCTATCTACGTGGGCTGTGCCGGGTGCGCAGATTATTGATACACAACGTGCTATTGGTATGCGAGGAGAAGAGTTTAGAGATACAGCACAAGATCCTACACTAACATTTGGTAGAACATTCACAGAGAATCTAAAACAGCCACTACGTGCGAGGGGGTTCTTGACATCGGGTAAAGAAGATGAGCAATTACCTTTACGTCAGAGTCTGTTCCAAGAAGAGCCAAGCAGAGTGGGTTCTGCATTTAAGGTTGGATTAGGTTTGTCTCTCAAAACAAGAGATAGTGAGCAAGGTGAGTATATTAAACGTCTTGGTATCAGTGAATTTGAATTAGGTAGCTCATCTAAGGTGCCTAGCATACGCAGATTTGAAAATGAACAACTGCGTGAAATTATTCCCGGCTTGGTTGACGCGGCACAAGCGTATGAAAAACAATCCATTATAGAGTATAATGAAAATGAATCTCTACAAAAAGAAATGACTGCACAAGAGTTTGTCAACAGTAGAGTGAAAGCACTGATAAAAGAACAAGTAAAAAGTGTAAAACGACTACTATCTGATGGTAAAAGTATTTCTGCAGATGCACCTGCTTATACTGAAGCTATGTTAGCATATCGTAGACTACCACGTGAAATACGTAAAAATGCAGCATCAGAATTTATAGCGAGAAATGGTAGACCAGCAGATGGTGCTAAGATAGAAGATCTTTATGAACTAGCTACAATTGGTAAAGTATTACGCTCTGTATACAAATAAAAACAGGGGACTAAATCCCCTGCTCTTTTGCTAGTACATGAAGCATATACATGTATGCTATTGTTATAATACCTAATGATATCATCGGTTATCCCCGTCACCCTGTAGACGATTCCTAGCTTTCCTATCTGCCAGTTTGTCCAAGTTGTCTTCCATAATTCTACCAAGGTTCATGTCCACTTCTTTAGCAAGCATGGCACAATACCACATAACATCTCCAATCTCGTGACCAATAGCATTTAGTTTAGCGTGATGCTCTTCTCTATCTGCACCGTCACGAATCAACTTCTTGACCTTGTTGGCAATCTCACCTGCCTCACCAGTAAGCCCCAGAGTTAAATACTCAAGGGCTTTTTCTTTAGGGAATATGGCAGTCTCTGCAGCCTTACGTTGGTACTCCGTTGCTGTAATGTTACTCATATATCTCTCCCTCATCCAGTTATTTGCGTCTTGCTCTAGCTTGTTCACGACTCTTAACCTTTCTTAGATTCTCAAAGTACGCAGTATTCCAGCCTCGTTGCCACTCACGATACTGCATAGTATTCTGACTAATCTTAGGACGCATTTCTATAAATACAAATCTATCTTTATGATCGGGGTCAGGAACAAAGTCCCCACCCCTATAAAATGCATCGTAACCTGATTGATATTGTATACGCAAAGGCGCATCATATTTAGTCAGATTGTTCCACCTCATCCTCAACTCCTTCATTTTGTTTCTGTTGTGGTTTGATAAAATATTTCTCAAGCATCTCTAACTTATCGTGATAGTTAGCGACCTGCTCAAGTTCTAGTTCTACAGTCTCTATGATATCAGAGTGTTCACCGATACCAATTGTGTTGTTCATATATATTTCAATATTAGCTAAGTGTTTATTGATATTCCCAATAAAGTGCGCTCTTGCTCCTCGTATTATTACATCTCTCATTTTTTATCCTTCCGTTATTATTACCCATTGCACATTATTTTCTGTGCTGGCTGTCCTAAAGTTACCTGCTTTAGACCAGTCAATGTCTTCTAATTTTTGCACAGTTACTTCTGCTACCTCTGGTTCATCTTGTTTGTTCATATGATGAATACCATATGCTAATGCGCCTAATACTAATAATGCTTCCATGTTAACTCCTTTCTGCTTTTGGCAAATACATAATAACTTCAGCCCTACAATCTGGATTAGGGCATGATAGGTTTGTTTCCATACAGAAGTTTTCAAATTCTTCTCCTATGTCATGGTCCCCACCCCAGATTAATTCTGTTCCACAATACCAGCAATTCATCACGCTGCCTCTATGTCTACAATTTCACACACACCAGCAGTACACGCTAACTCGCGGCCACCTGTTGTAGTGTCTTCCTTCTCAAACTCTTGCAACAATGACCAGTCTACATTTTTTGGCATCTTTGTCAAGAACTTTTTATATTCATCTTTATCTATATCTTGATAAACAGGCTGTGCATACGTGTGGTCACTGTGAGGAAAAAATGAAACACCTGATACTTCATCAAAATATTTATATACCCAAGAACCTACTTCCATCCATTCGTGTTCTTTGACAGTGATGGATACAGATGGCTTATGTTCACACCAATAACGCTGATAAGTAAGCCATAATTCTAGCTGTTCAATGGCGTTCATTTGTGTTCTAGTTATTGCACCTGTTGGTGCTTTCATAGGAAAACTAAATACTGTTGTTGATTCAGGTTTCGTTACATCAGGTTCAGCAGGTATGCCTTGAGATATAAGAAACTGTGTCAGAGGGTCTTTATTATCGCCACGCACAGTGCGTATATAGTATGGGTTATGTCTAGCGTGGATACCTGACGCTGCATCAGTAAGCTGTGACACAGTGCCACTAGGCTTAACACAAGTCACTGCAGTGGACTGTGATATCCCTAGCTGCTTTGCTATGGCTGCATTAGTACGAATTGCTTCGTCTTTTAACACACCTAAAAGTATAGGCAACTTTTCACCGTTAGTAGAGGTCATAACATTGTCCATAATACCCGTCAAAGACACACCAAGTAAACGCTCTTCCTCTGTATTATCTTTCCATACCTTGCGTAGATACTTAAAGTTAGTCATTGTAGCTTGGAACGTGCCAAGTATTGTGGCAAGACGCACCTTTTCTTTTAACGTATCCATAGTGTCATTCTCACGGATGACTACTTCAGATAGGTTACAGAACTGATAGGGGCGTAAAATAATCTCAGAGCAAGGATTACAACCAAAGTCATGCTCTGTATCTCGCCTACCATTCTTAGCTGCTTGCTTAATAGCAGATTGCCTGTTGAAGATACCACGCTCACCTGACTTGCTGTCGTACAGAGACAACCACTCACGCATGAATGTACCCATCTCAGGCTTAGTTTTGTACGCTACAGAGTTGTTAGCCAACGCACGTTGTCCTTCATACTCATACCATTTACCTGATTTAGCATGAGCCATCTGGTCATCGTTTAAGTTAGATAAGCTAATGAGTGCTGATCTACGTACTCCACCCACGACTACCACTTCCCCAATCTTACACATGATATCGTGACATTCAATTGGATATAGCCTACGACCTGCTGCACCCTTAAACTTCTGTACAACAAACTCAAACAACTCAACCAATGGTTGTGGACCTGATGCTCTACCACCAAATGTTTTGAGCCTAGCACCTGCAGGGCGTACCTCTGACACATCCCATGCTGGTATCTGTCCAGCATATAGCATGGCAATAAGTTCTTTTAGAGACTTTGCCCAACCGGGTCTGCTATCACCTACCTTGATAACTGTGTCAGTCTTGTAGAAATCTTCTGCCACGATGGGTAGCTTTTCAATGTTGTGACGCTCTACACTAAAGCCTACGCCCGTGCCACACATAAGAATATACATAGTTTCATCAAATGCACGTGGGCTATCTACAGGTACATAGGAACAGTTGTATCCACCTACATGGCATCTGTCTAGTGCAGGGCCACTGGTCATCAACGCTCTCATGCTAGGCATGACGCTTATGTTAAGCACAGCCTCTTCTAACTCTGAACGTAACTCATCAGATAGTTTGTAGTTGTGATTGTCGGCTAGATGCTTATCCATGTAGTCAAAGTATCTTTGCACAGTTTCGCCCCATGTTTCTCTACGTTGCTCTTCTTCTTTCCAACGTGCATAACGTGAGAGAGCTATAAAGTTTTGGTAGTCTGTTGGTAATTGGTTGTTTATCATTTCTTACTCCGTAATCGTTCTAATATGCTTAATGTTAGCCCCATCTATATCATGGAAATAATCGTGTAGGCTATCCTCTAATTCTTCTCCAACCCTGCCATCAGCAGGGACCGGATACTCTTCATCGTCCACCTCAATGGTTATGTACATTTTAACTCTTATCACTCGCCATAACCTCTTCTATCAACCTGTCCAAGTACCACTTGGCCTTTTGCAAATCCTCTAATGGCTTATCTTTATAGTCAAATCGCCACAGGTATTTCATAATGTTACCTTGTAAGTAATACTTGAAGTTACTATCAGTGGCAGCAGAGATAGCATCAATACACTCAATGCCCGTCTGATTGTAGTGTGGTGGACTGTTGACCATATCAACAGCCATGCCCATAGCCTTTGCCATTTCAGCAACATTATCACTTTGTTTCTTTGCTTGTGCCATACGTAACTCCTCTTGCTGTATCATTGCTTTCATATAATCTTCGTGTCTACTCATGCTGACCCCCTAGTTCTACTAGAAAAATCTATCTTAATAACATTGCCATCATACACCTTTTCAACTTCATCTTCAAGCGTAATTTCAACATCATCTTTATCCATAGACATTACGTATTCGTGTATGCAATCACGCACTGCTTCTATCTCTTCCATTATTGGAACAGAAGCACACATCATTTTAACTAGGTGCATAACACTATGATATGCATCATCATCAAGTGAATTACCCGGCAAAGTAATAATTGATAGGTCTATTTCACCTGTCCATACACCATCTTCATCTTGACCGGGACGAACACGGATAATGTAATCTTCATCGTTTATCTGTTTTCTAAGGTATTCTTTATCCATTACATTCTCCTTTTTACTGTTGAGCTAGGGTGTAGTATAAACTTAGGGTGTTTGTCTTTACCCTTTTCTTTAATCCAACACTCAGGTATGATTCTGTCATAGTACCTAAACTTGTGCTTTATGCACCACATAGCATAACTTGTTTTAGAACCTTTCCTAATTTTGGAATTACTATTTTCAAATACAAAACGTATATCTAAATGTGGGTGTTGCTTACGCACTAGCAAATGTTTACGCCGATCCGCTGAAGTAAATCTACCTTTAACCTCTATAATAATACCATTGTAAAGAATGAAGTCGGGGGTGTAAGTTCTATACGCTATGTCTTCCCATTCTATTTTAATGGACTCGTATCTAAACTTAACCTTGTCCGACTTCAACTTGTCCGATACAGTTAACTCTAATCCACTGCGATAACCGTATTTACGTGCGGCTCTAAATTGTTTTGCGTTAACCAACGTCACGCCACGATACAAAAGGACTACCGCGATATCCTAGAGCCTGTAGCTCTTCGCGCAAGACCTTATCTGCTTCATTACGCGCTGATATCGCCGCACGTAAACCTGCAGTCTTCCGTTCACGATACTCCTTCCTAAGTTCCACAAGATGTGCCTCTGCCTCTTTGATTTGCTCTGCGAGTTCATTTATTTCAATCTCCATTTATACATACTCCTTTCTTAGTTCCACATATGCCACGATAGGTGGGTTCTTTGCCTGTGATTTTACAGCAGGTCTTTCCACCAGAGAAGGCCAGCAGTCAAAGCGATAAGAACAAAACTTGCAGCCAGTATTAAGCACAGTATTGCCTGTCTCCTTGCCTCTAAACTTCTCTGGTACTGGTTGAAAACGCTTTTCAAACTTGTTCTCCTTTACTGTTTCAACAGTCTTCTTAATATGTGATATCTCTTTGTCAATGTCAAGACCTGTCGCTGGTATATATTTAAACTGCCCATTAGCTTTGTTTACAACCCACCAGCCGCCAGCCTTTTTACCTGACGCCTTTGCGTATCCAGCTAACTGGGCCACATACCCGAAGCTATCACCGCTGGCAAGACTGTCATAGGATTCAAACTTGTTTCTGTATGACCAGTCTGAAGCTGATTTAATATCATCCACTGCACCATCAACGATGAGGTCATAACTACCAGAAACGCTATCATCACCAAGGTCAAGAGAAACTTTATCCGTGTCTTCATATTTAACTCCTGCTTCTTTTAATACTGCTTTAAACACTGCTTCAACTATATCGCCAAGCATCATGTTCATAACGAATGTGGTTGGTAGGGGTATAGCTGCCTCTGGTTTATTCTTGTCATACCAGAGTTGGCAAGTTGGCCTACCTACATTAGACATACGCAGACCAAACTTGTCACGCTTGTTGACCCCGCCGAACTGACGCTTTAGTGCGAAGGCCACGTCAGACGCTACTTGTTTAATGGTATCATCAGCCATAGATGACTTACCTTTTACAGCGTTTTCCATGTATTGATGTAACGCCAGTTCAGCAGGGTGTTTCATTATGCTACCTCTCCTTCCTCAATATCAATGAGGTCATTCAATTGCATATCAAGATCGTCATCATCTTCTACTCTAGAAGACTTCTCTGTCCATGCATTGATGATATACTCATTGTAGTTAGAAACCCAACCCATGAAATCACCAAACAAAGTCTGGTCTTCTTGAGTCAACTCAATAGAATTGGTGATGTCTAAAGACGTGGTGGGCAAGTAAAAGCTATTACCATTAGGCAACTTACGCTCCTCAGTATTCAGGGTTACGTTATGCTGCACAGGTAAACGCTTCATCTTAGCAAGCTGATTAAATACACCACCCACAGTCTTAAACGCATCACGGTTTTCTATTTCCCAGATAAAGTTGCTAGTGGTTTCTTCTACAGGTTTACCACTCTCATCTTTAGGATTCACCAAGCGAATAGCACCTAAGACTACACGCACACGCTTGATAGACTTAATTAAGTCTTTAGTAGCTTCAGGTAAGGACTTGTAGTCCTGTATCCAACCTGCAGGTTTTCCACAGTTAAAGCCACCGTCATTGTCTTTCAAGTCCATGTTTAGCGTATCAGCCATAACAGTCTTGACGTAACGATTAGGTGAACCACCCTGTCCCATGACAAACTTCTTGTACATGAAGCGTTGCAGAAACGGACGAATTACAGCAGAGTCTGCGTAGTAAGTTGGACCGTCTGGAATCTCCAGCTTGTATGTACCCGCCTTAACTAAGATAGACTCAGAGCCAAGAATAGGCGAGTGCTGTATGCGTAGTCTAGATAAGAACATGCCCTGCTTCTTTTGGGAAGCAGTTTCATTAGCCATGCCCATAGCCTTTGCCATTTCAGCAAAGTTGTTAGTATCAATAGTAGTAATGTCAGTCATATATTAACTCCTTTCTTATTGTAGGCCCATAGTTATATCAGGATACGTCTTTGGTGTCAAGCCAATTTGGTCCTATTTTTGCCTCTAAAAGTAGAGGAACATTAAATTTAATACCCCACCGTAATGTGATTAGTTGAGGTAGTTCTTTATTAGTTTGATCTATTATATTGATAACACTCCTTTCTTCATCTGGATGCACATCAATAACAATACTGTCATGCACTGTATTTACTATACATGATTTCATTCCAGATAACAAGTTATCTATGTGCAATAAAGCGATAGGCACTATGTCTGCAGTAGCAAAAGACTGTACAGGATAGTTCTTTATCTGCGTAAAGTGTGACACACGACCATTTACTTTGCGCACTACATCTGGAAACGCAAACTCACGACCACTTGGTGTCGTAATCTTACGTGTGTTTATAGCTTCTTTAGCCAGTCGGGAGTGCCATTCTGCGACTCCTCTGTATTTGTCTGTAAAGTGTGTGTAATACTCTGCTTCCGCTGCTGTTCTCCCAAAGCCCGTTGCGCCATAAAGCGGTGCAAACGTGTGAGCCTTCGCAGTCTGGCGATCCGTAGGTTGACCAGCATCGGTAATAACTTTAGCGGTATATGAGTGTACATCAAATCCAGTAGATACTTCATTTATTGCAACCTCATCCTGTGATAAATAGGCAGCAGTCCTAAACTCAAGCTGTGCAAAGTCAGCTTCCATAATCTTGCCACCAGCAAATCGTGACACAAATACTTTCTTAACAGGAAACGTGCCGCCACGAGGCATGTTCTGCATATTAGGTTCTGCACCAGAGAAACGTCCAGTAGCCGTGCGATGCTGCAATAGGCGTACATGCAACTTACCATCCTGCTTAGTGTACATCTGGATACCCTCAATGAAAGAGGATAGGTATGTATCTACAGCAGATAGTCTGCGCACCTTGTACAAGAAGTCAACAGCATCGTCCATACCACGTTGTCTTGCAGCAGACTCTAATATTTCCAAATTTTGTTTGGATGTACTAAAGCCATTTGCACTTGACCACTTAGATGACGGGGGCTTGAACTTTAGTCCAGCCAATTTTGTAGTATCCACAAGCAAATAACCAAGCCCACCACAGCGTGGACATTTATTTGTGTTAGCAAAGAGTGTTCCATTTTTCCTTACCTTTCTAATCTGTCCAGTGCCGTTACAGTCACGGCATTGCTCCGCACGTGTCTTGTACACACGCTCAGTGCCACCGGATATTAAACTACGGAAGTCTTGATCATCCATGTATGGATCAATAGCATTACCCCAATGCTGTTTATCCTTAACCTTACGGCTGTATATAACCCAAGACAGTTGCTCTGGACTATTAAGATTTATAGGGGTATCACCCATCAGCTTACGAACATGTGCTTGCAGGTCATCTATAAGCTGCTTTCTTTCTTGTTCAAATTCACCACGCACAGTTTCAAGTGCCGACTTATCTACAGTAAAACCACGCTGATATATACGTGCAAGGCATACAGCGACCTGATTAGTCAGGTTAACCGTGTCCATTAAACCTGCATCTGCTGGTGAATATAGACGTTGCACCAATTTATTTGATAGCTGTTGCGTAGCATGTAGATCAGCAGAAAGATATTCACACAACTCATTATACGGTATATCACGAGTGCTAAGACCCTTCTTAAAATATTCCTTCAGCGTATCTTGTTTCTTAGTGTCCAACTCGTATCGTTCCGCACATGCCTCAAGGGACAACGGCTCTTTTATACCACGCTGTAGCACATACTCCGCAAGCATAGTGTCAAAGACAGGACCATCATACTTGAAGCCCGACTCCCACAGCCACATCAAATCATACGCAGCATTGTGGCAGATAAGTATGGTAGCTTCGTCTAAGAACCATTGCACCTGCTCGTAGAAATGTTGTTGATTAGGTACGTCGCAATGGTCAAATGGGAAGTGTCGCTCCACGTCTTGGTCAGTCAACACACCAATCATGGTTAGTGAGTTCTCTGGCTCAAAGGGATCAAGATGCATCTTACCATCACGCTTCGTGACTGTGTTCTCAATATCAAGTGTCAGTTTCATTTAGCTTCTCCTTATGTTCTTCAAGATACTTAACAGCATTCTTAACTGTTGTCAAGTCATCACGAAACCCACCCAGACCATCATTACAATGCTTACATATGTAACCACGAAACGTGTTGGTGTCGTGACAGTGATCTAACACCCAAGTTCCCAGCAACTTTTGTCCGTACTTATTTACCTCATCTATCGTGCGCGTACAAATAGGACATGCATAGCTTGCCTCTTGTGGATACATATTTTCTTTTCTCAAGTCAGCTATGACTTGTCGGTGTCCTTTCTGACAAGATTTACAAGTCCTTTTTATCTCAGCTTCTCCCGTCTTTGTATAAGACATCTGCTGAAAGTTTTGTATAGGTTGTCTTATGTCACATTTTATACAGACAAGACCATCCTCACACAGATCCTCAATAGTATTGTCACGGAAGAAATCTAGCTGACTCATCCTTCGTACCTCGCGGTAAGGTAGTTAAGCTCACAGTTCACCATGCCATGCCAGCCGTTGAGCTTGTTCTTGACAATGTTAATGTGGCGCAGGGGGCTTTCTTCTTCCTGTCCCTCTACAGAGGGTGATTTGCCTATCAGTAGCATAAGGTCAGCCTCTGCTGCCTTACCTGTGCGGCTACCTTCCATCATGCTCTGATTTAACTGCGCACGACCTTCTGCATCAGCAGATAGCTGTGACATGTAAAACACAGCACAGTCGTAGGTCTTGGCAATCTGTCTTGCATAGATAGCGCAAGCCTTTAGTGCTTCATCTGGACGTGCATAGTTCCCACCTGCGCTGAACTTATCACCCATATCTAACACAAGTATGTCAGGTCTGTAGGATTTACAGACAGACTCTACCCAAGCCATGTCTCTGCCCTGACATTCTTTGATCTTGATGTTCTGTGATATAGGGTAATACTTAGCGGATGCCTTGGTGAACTCATCACTTATTTCGTAACGAGACATGCCAGAGGCAGCGTTCAGATACCGTTCACCTACACGCTTACCAGACTCTTCGTTACACAAGATAATGCACTGCGCACCCTGATGTGCAAAGCCGCCCGGCCCTGCAATTAAGCTGGCATGGAAGGATGTCTTGCCCACATTAGGTCTAGCACCTACCTCAATCAAGTGTCCACCACTCACACCCTCTATCTTGCGCACGACAGACGGTATATTAAACTTCCACTTGGCTTCTAGTTCTGCAGCCGCCATGATAGCTTCAATGCTAATATCTTCCCACTCAATATTCATATTGGGTATGAAGTCATCACCATACTGCTCAAGCAGGTTGCGTAAACGCTCTAGCGTAGACGCATCACCATTGACCATATCAAATCCTATGTTGGCAACATCCTCGCCCACAACCTGTTGAAACAGCTTGGACAACACTTCTTGTGCCACGTCACTGCCCATTGGCTCCTCACGTTTGATCGTAGCAAACATAGAAGAATAGCCTTGCTTCTGTGCCGTAGTAAGTGTGGGGTTATTAGCCATGAACAATGCCTCTACCTCATCTGGCGTGACTGTACGCGAATACCTGTCCATAGCAGTGTCAATAGATTCTTTGATCTTACGTGCATCCTTGCTGAACAAACGTGGTGGGCATTTGCTACCACGATGGTCATCGTAGAATGACTTGTCCATCAGACTTCTAATGATTGATAATTCCATTTAGCTTCTCCATATCTGTCGGGTTACGATATTTCAAATCGTCATTCAAACGTAGTACACGAACATCGTTTACATGACCACGTAGTTCCTTCGCCATCTGTAGCGTCTTCGGTAGCGCATCGGGGTCTAACGCTATGACTGCTGTTGAGAACTGTGCAAGATACCCTTTATGCACTTCCTGTAAAGAGGTGCCAAGAAGTGCAACCCCGACAAAGGAACCGTAACCAACAACGGCTGCACTCACACAGTCCTCAACAACTACTGCGACATTACCACAACCATACACATATGGCAAGCCACTTTTTCCATATCTTTTCCATTTTGGTAAACGCTTGCCCAATGCTCGCCCTATAGCATCTACAAGTTTACCGTTGTGTGATATGGGGAACACAACCCTATCTTCTTTCACATCGTATAACACACCCAACTCATTTGGGTCAAGCTGATAGCTACAACAAAACTGTAAGACATCATTTGTATTTCTATGTGGTACAATGTAGTCAGGCAACTTAAATTCTTCTTCAGCAAACTGTTGTGCATTACCCATACCAGCACGTATGTCATCTACAGTTAGATGCACACGATTACCACCACGAACATTACAAGATACTTTGTAGCAGTTCCACACAAGACTACCAAGATTGTTAGTTACAGTGAAAGTATTCTTACCACCACAGTTAGGACAATCCATACGTTTAGTATGTCCATTAGGTAATTCTAAATCACTTATAATGTTATATATATTATTCATTATATATCACTCTCCTTTGCGGCAGTTAAGTGCTTTTACCATACGATTTACGTGCAGTCAATGCATTATTTGCACTTTCGTATGTATTTTTCATGTAAGGTTTTACTGACTGTGGATTACTGTGTCCTGTAACCGACATGATTTGTCCCATAGGCACACCAGCTTCAACCATTTGTGTTGTACCAGTGCGCCGCAAGTCCATCAGGCGTAGTTCATCAGACAGCCCAGCTTCTCGCATGACAGCCCGTCCAGCTTTGGACAGTCTCTCCATACTATACGGCTCGTACTGCCCGTGTACGGGCGTTGTACGGGGAACAACGTACTGTTGAAAGCCAAAGTCTTGCTCCTGCTGTGTCAGCATCTCAAGCAGATCATTTTGTATAGGCAAAGTTACCTCTGCCCTACGCTTTGATTGCTCAAGATATAGTTTTTTAGCCTCAAAGTCTATGTTATCCCATGTAAGTAGGCGCATGTCACCCAATCGCTGGCACCAATCATACGCCATGTGAACTATCAATCCGATACTACGGTATTGAAACTCACTGTAGGCAGTGTCAAGAAATTGACGCACATCATCGTCAGTCCACACAACTTTACGCTGTGGTGGTGTCTTTCGTTTGATGTTTGCGAATGGATTTACGTGCGTATACTCCATCTCAATAGCGTAACGAAACAAGATGGATGATACAGTGCAGACGTGGTTGGCGAGACTGATGCCTCGCTCAACCCACTTTTCGTATGCATGTTTGGCTTGCTTACTTGTGAGTTCACAAAAATTCACAGAGCCAAAATCAGCCACCATGACACTAAGAAAGTATTGATAGTCTTTCTTAGTTCTGCTTCGTAACATCTTGAAATCATTGGAATTATAGTATTTATCCACAAGATGTTTCACGGTGTTCATGCTGCAATCAACTCCCTGAATGGCTTGCTGTCAATCCACTGTGACACCTTGCTCTCACGCTGGAACATAGACACTGCGTTAGTATCCTTGCCAGTGTTACGCAGGGTGAAACCGTTACGATCATCAGCATAGCTTGCATAGTTAGTAAACGCAGAGTACAAAGCCCAGACATTCTGACCACGAACTGATGCCTCTTGGTTATACAAGGCAAGCATCTTTTCTGCAGTGCGATCAGACTTTAGCAGAGTCTCAAGCATAGACTTAACGTCACCAACATACAGTGGCTTGTTAGCCCAGCCTTGTAGACGCTCTGACTGTGCATAGAATGACTGCGTAGATTCACGCAGGTCACGAATAAACCTAGCCATGCTAAAGTTAGCAGTGTTCTTCCGGCGCACCTTGTCATGCTCACCACGAATCATGCCGTTGGTGCAGAAGAAATCTATAGCACCAAAGTATGTCTGGTTGGAACAGCTACCATCAATACCATGCAAAGCAATGATACGCTGTGCAATAGTGGTACTGTGCTTGTCTGTTTCAATACGAGCAGTCACGTTAGGCAGGGTCATGTCAAGCATAGCCCATGCGTTCTGTCGGGCAATTCTCCACTTCATGTTCATGCCCTCGCACTCTGCATCACCAAGGTTCTCTGTGATGGTATCATGCACACCCTCAAAGAAATCAGCGTGACTGGCACAGTTGAACGTGTCACCCACCACACCGATATAGTCACCTGTGTTACCATTGATAACATATTTCTTGTCCTTCACCTTGGTAGGCTCAAACACAGGCTTAAAGTTTAGTTCTTCTGGGATCATCATGTTCATTGGAATATCAAATGGCATATCTATTCTCCTTCCTCGTTGTTATCATCAGCAAGCACCCAATCTGCATAGTGCTTTGGTCTACCCTCATCGTCCTCTTGCGGCACAAACTTTAGCACTCTGTGCATGAGGCACTCCATTTTTTCTAGCTTGCCCACATCAGACATCCACAGATCTTGACACTCATATAGTGTCTGAATTATATTCTTTAAGTCATTGTGAGCATTGAGAAATTCAAGTCTCTCTTCGTATGTTATTTCCATTCTATAGTCTCCTTTCATGTCAACTGACGATTATCTTGTGTGAGTTGTATCACGCAAAAAAATATATGTCAACTATTAATTGCATACAGTATTTGTATCAGCGTTATAATTATTGCTATTTCCATTTTAAAACTTGGTCACTAAAGTGACACCCTCTTTGTCTAATTGTTTCATAGCCATGTATTCTTTGTGCTTGGCATCTATCAGGGCTTGGTCTGCCTCTTCAAATACCAAGTCACCAAACTCACGCATGAGCCTACGCTTCTCGTCTGCTACATGAACCAGTCGTTTATCACTGGCCTTGTCCGGGTATATTGGGTCTATGTACATCGTCATCACTCCTTTCTATGCAAAAGCATTGTTGCTGTGGATAGTCAAAGCTACGCACGGTAGATGCCATGTGACACTGCGACATCCACGCATGTCCAGACCACACATCTAACTCTACTGTGCTTGTATTGATTGTGCCTACACAGGCAAGAATAACTGCTACACCATTCATCCTATTATCCTTTCTATGATACCAGCTATGGCATGATAACCTGCCCAGCCTAAAAATGCAAAGATGCAAAAGAACAAGAACATTTCAATGTCATCATGCGTGAGATAATAATATCTCACTTTGTGCCATATCTTACTCATGCTCACCCCCATCGCCCCTGCCAAGCCCACCAAAATACTGCGGCTTACGCTTGGCTGTTTCAAATACACCAGCCGTAATGAACACACCAGCTATCAGCAAGGCATGTAGTGCGGCACTGATACCGAACACAACGACAGAGCCTACCCACATGGAGAAGATAATGCACCACATCCATGCAAGTATCTGCATGACCATGTGCCTTGTGTTTGCGTCAGGTATGTTGGACAGCGGATTGTATCTACTATCCATGATTAGTTTGTATGTGTTACGCATCTTCAATCTCCTCTACATATACTTCGGTATCATAGTCACCATCATATTCCTTCCAGTGTATGTCACCAGAATCACAAGCTATTTCCTCTGCATGGTCATGCGTATCAGCTTCAACTGTAGCAACGCAGATAACAGTATAGCTTCGGGTTACTTCGTATCTAGGCATCATCAATCTCCTTTGTCAGTGTCCAGCTATGGCGGCAGTTAGTAGTCCAGTTATCACCTTCCCAATCACATTCATAAACATCAACCCACACTTTGCCATCAACAAAGTGCATACACAGGTCAAACATTCTGTCGCTGTCCTCAAACTGGATGCCATCGTAATGCATCTCTTCGTACTCCTCGCCAGCGTACTCAGATTCATCAGTGTATAATCCTGTGCTTGGGTCTACATCTGTTGGTAGCCAGTTGGCTATCCAATCGGGGTATGCCTCTGTCCTGTAGTAATGTATTAACTGGTCTTTTTCATCATCAGATAACACAAGGTCAAAGCCACTGTCGTAATTGTCAGTCATCATCAATCTCCTTTTTTCCACCCAGATACTTGGGTATTCTTTCCTCAATGCGCTTACCACATACATAACAATACATCTTGTCTATCAGGTTACGCAATCGTGTGGGTATGTACTGCACACTTTTGCAGTATACGCAAATATGTTCCACAAGTTTAGCCATCACTCACCCACCTATACTAGATGTTGTGTTTGTAGGTGTGTCACTTAACTCAGTGAAAGCTATTGTCAATTCTGTACCTTCATCCAAATCTTCATAGATGATTTTATACACGACACCCGTGCCATGTGTCAGGCGATATATAGCTTGCAGTAATTCTGTTTTAGTCATCATCATTCTCCTCATCAAAGTAAAAGAATATACGGCACTCATCACCCATGTCATCTGCAAAAAACCAACCTGATGGGTCAGCATTTTCTTTTGCTGGGCAAGTCAGCATCCATTCCCAAAACTCTTTTCTAGTCATCATCAATCTCCTCTGTTTCAAAGTCAGCATCTGCATAGTTAAATATGCCAGCGGCAATATTCTCAGCATCATCACTGTCTTCTGCCTCTACCTCAACCTCATAATCTATGCGCACCTTGTATCTAGGCATCATCAATCTCCTTTACAAATAATTCATGTGGTATCTTGTCCCATTCCTCACGCCTGATACGCCACTTGTCATGCTGGATAGGTGTGCAAAAGCGTACCCACTTTCTGCCCACCACTACCCAGACAAGACGTGTGCCGCATACAGGATAACGTGTGTCGTATAGGTCACAGCGATACAGCTTAGCATCAGCCCATGTTTTTTCAGTGGGCTTCCAGTTATGTGACAATTTCATAATAATCACCTTCACAATGACTATACCAGCCCTCTTCCCACTCATCCAGTTTGTATGGATAGTCGTAGGGTTGCATCTCGTTTACCAGTGCAAGCATTTCTTTTATAGTCATGTCAAATAGTTTTCCTGTGTGTATTTCACGCACAACTATTGTTTGGTTTTGGTCAGTCATATCACCCATCCTTATACAGTTTATATATTATATAACATATTCCGACTACAGATACAACCAGATAACCGCCAATGAACACACTGTCCCACGGCATCTGGTTGTATACGCACAGTGCAGTTATGCACTTAGACATCGTATTGCTCCTCTTTAAGTTCAACTAATTTGCCACAGTCCATACACTTTGTGTTAGACGTGGGGAAGGTATCTGTGTAGGCATGAACATCATCATCCCACATCAGCATCCATGAAATGCGGTTGGCACGAACCCACGAGAGTTCCCACACATTCGTGCCACCACATTCGTAGCAGACCCACTTGGTCATGCTATCTTTTTGGCTTTACCCCGACCATTACGAGCAAGCTTACGAAGATTGCTAACGCTAATGCTACCAATCTCAATGGACAAATCACGATTGCGATCCTTGAGCTTAACAGCTTTGCCAAGCTCCTTGTGCATGTGGTCAAGGAAGATGCCAGCGATAGCCTCTGTCGTGTACTGCAGGTAGCCACCTGTGTCCGACTTGCATTCACGGGCATACTGCAACGCAAGGTCATAGAACTTGCCACGCCCCAGCTTCACGCCGTGATACTCACGATAGAGTGCCTCAACTTTAGACAGCTTGGCCTCAATCTCTTGTGATGCAAGCACCTGTCCTGTTTTGCCTGTTGAACGCTGGTGATAAGTTACAGTTTTAATAGCCATGATAAAGTCTCCTTTTCTGTTGGTTAGTTGGTTAGTCCAATGTTGGACTCATTTTGTGAGATAACAAACTTGGCACGATTAATAAACTGTCGTGCCATGTCGTTACGCCCCACGGCAATGCACTCTTGTGCATCAGATAAGATGGACATAGCCAGCATGGTAAGTCCACCCATATACGGTTGCTGTGCGTTTTCACACACGTCTAGCAGTTCCTCTCTTGAACAGCCATACATATCGTTATTAGGCATAGTTTTTCTCCTGCATAAATTGCTTTGCTTTACGAGCCGCTTTGCGGTCACGCTTCCAATCGTTACGCTTGCCAGCAGTTTTACGCACTGGCAACTTTTCAAATACGCTAACGTCATTCCAGTCATGGTCAAACTCAGCGGTCATTTTTTCGTGCTTTGTTTTCACGGTCTTGTTCCTTTTTACGGTTGTATTTGGTCTTGTCTGGCACAACGGTTGTCCTGCGGCGTGACTGTGCCACTGCCCTCGCCACAGGATTGATGGGTCTGATACGCATCAGTCAATGACAAAGCCAGTGTCATCACGCTTGGCCTTGCCCTTGGCAATCAAGCCAACGACCACACCCTTCGGGTCAAGGAAGCGCAAGTCATCCTTGTCACCGTCAATGACACGCAAGCCACGGAACGTAGCAGGTAGCTTGTCACGAAACACCACAGCCATGTTGACACCAGTGTCAAGCACAGCCTGATACACTTGGTCAGCATAGTCCATATCAGCTTCACTGTAAGACAGTGTGATATGGTAGTTGGCTGGCAAGTCCTGATAGGCACGTTTGACTACCTTTGTGTAGTCATAGAACTGTGCATCAGGATAGCTTGGAGCCAGCTTGATAGCGTCACCCTTGTCATCCGTGCCACCAAGCCGTATGCATGGCTGTGTGCCCTGCTTGCGCTGGCGGCGTATGAACGTGGCGATGTCAGCATTCAAGGCATCATAGAACCTGATAGGGTCAGACAGCATCCACATAGTCTTACGTTCCCTGCCACGTTGCACTGCGTTCATAGCACCACGGCCTGCCGTATTGAGGCAACCGACATGGCACTGCGCTTTCTCAGCCATAGCGCATAGGTTATGCACCTTGCCATTGAACACGGACTTGAACGGCTTGAGATAGCGGATAGCTGTTACGTATTCTGAGCCATCACCCTTTATTGTTTTGGCATTATTGCCAACGCCTAAGATTTGGTAAGTCATGTTATCACCTCAAAGTCTGGGTCATTTTGTTTCAAAATTAAACGTGAGTTAAAGTCACCCCGGTCAGTCGTATCCATAGATACAACAGCCCATGCCGGATTGCCACGCCAATTCACATCATCACGCATCACTGTCCATTGCTCACCATGTGTAGCAATACGTTCTTTACCATGCCTAGTTTTGCCTTGCAAAGTTAAAGTTTTTCCAATGTCAGTCATTACACCCACTCCATATCATACGCTTCTTCCAGCCACCGCATAGCTGTAGCTATGTCACTGGCACCAAATTCCATGCAAGCATTGATTGCACGGTCTTCCTGCTCACGCTCCCAGCGCAAGTCATCCTCAAGGGATTGCTGTAGCATAGCTACTTCCCACTCAAGGTCAGTCACTGACCAACGGTCATAGTCCATGCCACGAGGACGTACACCATGCACATCCTTGAACAAATCCCACAAGGTTTGTATCAATTCATCTTTACGATTTTGCATTTCAAACTCCGTTTGGTTAGGTCCAACATTGGACTAGCTAAGTGTATCTAAGTAATAACACTTTCACAAAGTTTCAAGTGTTATTACGTAAGTTACACTATATGTCAAAGCAAGTCAAGGTCAGCCAACGCCGCCAACTCGTCATCAATTTTCCGCAAGTCAGCCTCACGTTGTATACGTGCCTCATACGCTTGCCGCGCCGCGTCAGCTTGACCCGTCACAAAGCAACGAGGCTCAAGGCTTCTCTCCGGCATATAGGCATGTGTGTAGGCATTGGGGCTGTTACCAGCCCACTTTGCTCTTGACCGTAGGTCTGGCACAAAGTCTGCCCGACCATTCCAGACTTGAAATAAATCACCTTTATTTTGCATTGTACTGCCTCAAAATGTTTTCGTGAATACGGTTTTGGCGGAGTCTCAAGTGGCTATCGTAGAAAGCCAAGCCAGCCGCCCAAGCTACGAATGCTACACACCAGCACATGCCGCCAGTATATGGGTCAATTAGCAAAGCTGTCACGAGGCCAGCACAGAAGAATGCGAATGCTACACACCACATGAATACGCAAAGGAAACCATGCATAATTTCGTTGATAATCATTTTCAATACTCCGTATTGTAAGTTGAAAGGAAGGGTAGACAGTAGCTTACGCTACTGCCTTTTTGTTTTGGGGCTTAACCTTTTGGTTAAGGATGGCAAGCACCTCGCTAACAGGGATGTCGTTTTCACGACATTGTGTAAGCAATGCAAGCACAAGGGCTTCTGGTGTTGGCTTGGCCTCTGGCTTTGCCTCAACTTCGTTGGTAGGTCCAACATTGGACTTAGGCTCAACTTCGTTGGTTTCAGCTTTTGGCTCAACCGCTTTAGCGGCTTTCCGCATTGCGGCTTGCAGTGCAGTCAAGTTGGTGAAGCCTTTCTTTGAGGCTTTGATGAAGGCCCTTGCTTCAGTTTCGTTTTCAACGAACCAGAGAGCCTCTGCTCTGCGGCGTTTATCAATTCCATTGATATTGCAATCTTTCAGCCTGTCGGATGAAATCCGCTCACCGCCTTCAGCCTTCAGCTTTTGCATCAGCTTTCCAAGCCGTGTGTCAAAGCCATCTGCCTTGACTGACTTGGTGAACCGAGCCTTATCTGCCTTGCAGATAGTTGTCCACATTTCGGCTAAGGCTTTGCCTTCAGCTTCAAGAGTGTTGATCTCAGCGGCGATAACTTCGTTAACAATTTTCTGTGTCATATCTAAACTCCGTTTAGTTGGTTGTGGCATCAGTGCCGTTTGACCCTTACTTTGTAACCCGATTGTTTTGAAAATTGCAACAAAAAACTGTGCGCGATTTCTCCTGCGCATTATGCGTGGGGAAACAGGCGTGAAGTTTTCCGCGTGTGTGTATGCGCATCATGCGTACACGTGTAGGGGGTATGGTTTGTGGTTGAAAGTGTATAGCTCTGGCTATACAGGATAGATGCATCAACTCTTCAACTTCGTTGCAATCTGGAAAAGTTGACCTTCAACATTCATCCTTCGGATGGCAACTGATACCATAACAGTTGCAAGCAACTGGCTTGACGGAATAAGATACAGCATTTTCAATGCTTTAGGTCCAATGTTGGACCAAGGTGGCTCTTACCATGCGCTACACAGAGGCATAATGCGGCACATGCAGGCGCGGTAAGGCGGCAGGGCAGGTGCCACCGGGGGGGTATGCGTATATGTATATGTATAAATACACAGATCAGGAAAATTAAGTGTTAACCACAAGAACAACTGACACCATGTATATGCTCAAGTATCGTGCAATTGCCTAAATATTAGGCATATTAATATTTTTTAATAGTAGGGGTTGACGGGCTTGACAAAATCTGGTATAATTATGTATAACTAAACACACTTAAAGTGATTACACTTAAATGTCTATATAGTAATTCTTTAAAAACTCTTTAACTATAGCACTTAAATGGATTTTAAAGTTAGACTATACTAAATTTTCTTTGTTAATACACTTTAACTGCCTATATCTGTAATTAAATAAAAGAAAGTTCTTGACATTGGCTAAAAAATCTGTAAAACTATACACAGATAATGTACTAGAAGCATTTTATCGTGCTATCTGTACTAATTCATTAGACCGTTTACATATCCCCCACAGTGATGTCTTCTATGTGCGACAGGCAGTAGAGGCGCACTATGGTCGTTCATTTACTTTAAAGCACGTAGAAGATGCAATGAGGGCTGAAGGGTGGAAAGAGAAAGATGAGTGATGATACCTATTACCTTTTATGTATTCCTATCCGTAATAGTCATGCCAGATGGCACCCTTAAAAGCTACACAGAAAATGTAGTTGAGTGTCCTACAGAAGAAGCTGTGCTACAAATGCATCAGCATAGATTAGATAAAGGTGAAATAAGAGATTGGGCAGCATCTTGTGGTCCAATGACTTTAATGTTTAACGAATCACCTAAAATACCCGAACTACCTACAGAGGAGTTGTCTACATAATGTCTGTCAAATATCGTGGCATAACATTTCCCGGCTATAACAAACCTATCAAATCTAATCGTCCGGGTAAAAAGAAAATGGTTCTTGCCAAGAAGGGTGAGACAATCAGATTAATTCATTTTGGTGCTACAGGCTATGGTCACAACTATAGTGCTGCAGCACGTAAGTCGTTTCGTGCCAGACACAAGTGTGATACAGCTAGTGACATATTGTCAGCACGATATTGGGCATGTCGTACCTTGTGGGGTGGGGCAGGTAAACCAAAACAGTCTAGCCCCAAAACACGTAAAGGAAAATACTAATGACTAAGAAGAAAAAAGTCCCCGTAATTGCTATATCTGTAGGTATGGCTGAAATGAAAAAGGGCAAAGGTCCAATGAAAATGGCTATGGGTGGCATGGCTAATGGAAAGAAGCATATGTATCTTAACGAAGGTGCATTGGTTACAGAAAATTTAAACCCCGGATTAAAAGCATTAGCTAAAGAAAGACCAGACGTAGTTAAAAAGATTCTAAAAAAATAATGGTTGCTAAAGTATCCACAATAAAACGTAAGATACGTTCAGGCCAAAAGTTAGGCTTCAGTGAAAGAGCAAGAGCAGTAAACAAAGGATTGTTACCAAGTGTCGCTAAGAAGAATACCAAGAAAAAAGGGCCAACCCGCCGGGTCTAAGAAACACAGTGACCTGTACACGGATGAAAACCCTAAAGGTACTATCAAAGGTCTGAAGTTTGCCACAGTCAAAGATGCGGAGGCATCTGTGCGTAAGATAAAAGCATCAGGACGTTCACATGCTCACAAGACACAAGCTGCTATCGCTATGGAACAACGAGCCAAAGCAGCGGGAAAATTTGCTGCAGCTAGTGTATACCGTAGGTTCATTGAATCACAGAAGAAAAAGACCCGTGCATCCCGTAGAAGCTGATATACGGAAATGGTCACATGAGTTTCTTGAAGTTCCAAGTGAGAAACTAAATGGACTACCGCCTTGCCCATATGCTAAACAAGCATGGCTAGATGATAAAGTCATCTTCAGTATTAATACTGGGCTAGAAGGATTAGCAGACGAAATAAAAAAGTTTTCTTCACATGACTATGATATAGTTGTATGGGCCGAAGAAAACTTACCTGAGATGGAGTACCTAGACGGGTGGTGCGATGGTGTAAATGAAGCCATGTCCATAGCAGGTGTAGATATGCACCTAATGGTGTTTCATCCAGACTATGATGCACAAGAGGCAGGTCTGGATTTCTTAGTAGATGATGGTGTCACAGATGAGACATTAGAATATTGCATGGTGTTTGTGCAGCTACTATCAAAACTAGACGATGCAGCATTAAGTCTGGAGAAGTCTGGTTATTATAAACATTTCCCAGTAGAAGTGTTTCATAGCCTAGTATTAGACAGAAGGAGATTAAGAAATGGGCAATCACAACAAGGATAAAAAAACCACTAGAGAATCTGAATTTATGAAAATGATTCGTGAGGGCGGTTTTTCAAAAAACGAAATCGCTGATATGCTAGGACTTACCAAAGTAGATGAAGAGGGAGTCCGTAGAGCTAAAGGTGGTATTATTAAGAAAATGCGCGGAGGAGGAGTCACAATGGATAAGAAGAAGAAAATGATGCGTGGTGGTGCCGTAGCCAAAAAGAAGATGGCTGGCGGTGGCATGGCTAAAATGGCTAAGAAGAAAATGCGTGGTGGCGGTGTAATGCCGAAACGTATGGCCGGAGGCGGTATGGCTAAGATGGCTAAAAAGAAAATGATGCGCGGCGGTATGGCAAAAAAGAAGAAGTAAGCTATGGCAGGACATAAACCAAAAAGCACTGTTAACAAAGCCGGAAACTACACCAAGCCTACGATGCGGAAGAATTTATTTAACCGCATCAAGGCTGGCACTAAAGGTGGTGGTGCAGGTCAGTGGAGTGCTAGAAAAGCTCAGATGCTTGCAAAACAATATAAAGCCAAAGGTGGCGGTTATAGAAGCTAATGCCTACAAAACTAAACGAAAACACAGAAGTTGCGCTACCATTACGTAACATACTAAGCATGGTAGTTGCAGCGTCTGTGGCAACTTGGGCATACTTTGGTATTATAGAAAGACTAAATCAGATGGAAACTAACATCACTATGATGCAAGCTGATTTAGGACAAAACACAGAGTTTCGTATAAAGTGGCCTCGCGGCGAGATGGGTAGCTTACCAGCAGACAGTGAGCAGTTTATGCTCATTGAGCATTTGGCTAGTGAACTAGAAAAGTTGCAGACAGATATTGAGGGTGGTAAAGCTCCATACGATCAGCAGCAAAAGCTAACGCTAGAGTTTTATGAAAAGCGCATTACAAACCTAGAAGAGAACATAGAGAAGTTGAGAAACGGCGATGGTTGAACTTACTTTTGTATTGTTACTAGTTATGGGTGGAGAAAAAGTAGAGTATACTCCTTATCAATCTTTATCTGAATGTCTGTCTGTACGGCGTAAAATAAAACGCAATGTAGGCCCAACTAATAACTTTGACCAGAAATGGTCATGCAAAGAATTAAAAGTTAAAGTAAAAGATGGTCAGATATTGGAGATTATAGAGTAGCCTATGCCCCCACGTAACCATAAAGACTGGACAAAGAAACCTAAAGTAGAGTACATAAACTCTTTAATATATTCTGACTACAGTTTATATGAACAGGAACAAGAAAATATCTTTTCTAAAGTATGGGTGCCTATGTGCCACATCAGTGAGATGCGAAACAAGGGTGACTACAGGACTACAAGAATTGCTGGCAAAAGAGTTATTGCAATAAACATAGATGGTGAGAATGTTCAGGCTTATTATAATACTAACGATATTGACCATCGTAAACCTGCTGGAAATATTACCTATGATTTTGCTACCGTAGAAACACCTCTGCATAGCGAAGTAAAACACGGTGGTATGATCTGGGTTACACTAGACCCTAATCCAACGCAAAGTGTAGAAGAGTGGACATGCGGCGCATTTGACTGTATTGCAGATGCCATTGACGCAGAAGAACTAGAAGTATTTCACTATCACAAAGCTGTCATAGACACAAACTACAAATTGTGGCACGATACTAATTCAGAGTTCTATCACGACTTTATGCATTATTTTAATCGTGTGTCAGGTTTCAACGATGAGTATTTCGCTAGAAAGAATATTCCTTTTGATAATGGTCATGTTAACGTCAGCAGCTTTACTGTTAACTATGAAGAGTATGACGGATTTGAAGATAGGGGGGAGTTATCTTTTCCCAATCTGCCGCCCAACCAGTGGTACATGGTTGACCTATTCCCCGGTTACAACTTTAACCTACGCGGCAGTGCCTATCGCAGTGACAGCGTAACACCACTAGGACCAAACAAAGTATTGATTGAGTTCCGTGGCTATGGCTTGCGTAGGGACACAGAAGAAGAAAGACAGACACGTATCAAACACCATAACTCCATATGGGGACCGTTTGGTAGAAACTTACATGAAGACCTGCTTGGTGTCGCAGGTCAAGGTACTACAATGCGAGAAGGTACAGAACCCCGTAACATCTTGCATGGTAGGCATGAGAATAGTACAATCCACGATGAAGTAGGTATGCGTCACTACTACAATGAGTGGTCTAAATGGATGCAGGTAGATGCTAGTAATCCCGCACTGGCAGCGTAAAGATATGACAATTAACCAATCAAAGAGGAACAGAGATGATTGCAGAAACCCTTGCGGGTATCGCACTGGTGAAGAGTGCCGTAGATGGTATTAAGTCTACCATTAATACCGCCAACGATATAGGCGATATAGCAAAGTATGTAGATAATCT